GATTGTTCGCTTTCGTGGAGACAGCTTCACGATCGTGGAGGAGATTCTCAATGCGGCAGAGAGGTGGGGCAGTGAACCGACCGCTCCATTGACTCTGGGCTTTGAAGAATCACAGATTTGGAAGGCTATAAAACCGTTGCTTGAGAAGCGTATGACTGAGCGGAATATGTATCCGCCCTATGAAACGTTAAAGCCATTAACCGATAAGATTGCTCGTGCACGAAGCTTGCAGGGCCGTATGCAGCAGGGTAGAGTATACTTTCCTCAAAATGCTCCGTGGGTCAACGAGTTAATGACGGAATTTCTACGATTTCCAGCTGGTGCTCACGACGATATGGTCGACGCGATGGCGTGGGCTGTAAATCTGTGTGTCGGAAGAAATCCACGAAAGAAACTCGAGATCAAACCACCCAAGAGCTGGAAGGATAAACTCCCTCAGTTTGTTGAGGGCGGTAACGGCTCGTGGATGGCAGCATAGATGGCTAGAAAGAATCTCCAGAAAGAAGCCGCTCTGGCAGCGACGATGACAGACGTTTTTCCAGAAACGTCTATGTATCGGCCTGACTTACCGAGACAATTTTCCAAAGAACCCTCGACAAATTACGGTCAGCGATACGATCTGAGAGACGGGCCTAAGTCTACTGGGTGGTTAGGGCCGTTGAAACCATCGAATCCTAAATACGGCATCATGTCGGAGTACTCCGGATCGCTTAATGGTAGCCGCGACTTCCCTACATTCGTTCCTACCCTGAATAGACAGGAGACGGAGTATCAGCTCACTGCTCCTCAAGGACGCCCTCCCATACCTACCAATCTGCGTGCTTTAGATGATTCTGTTTGGAGTAAGTCGCAGGCATGGGCTAACGAGCGTGTCGGGCGTGGGCAGTCACCGTTCTATAACCCCAGAACTACACCCCCTACGGATTTCGAGCTTGCGAACACGTCACAGGATCGCCTTTTGGCTATGAGAAAGGGTGCTACGGATCAGGCAGAACAGAATAGACTGGCTAATTACGAACATAGAGCCTTTGCGAGAGAAAGCGTGGCGAAAGATCCATGGATGGCCCCTATGTTAGGTGTAGCGGTCCCTGCTTATGCGGTACAGAAGTCGCTGCCTAAAGGATGGACAGGGAATAAATCCCGGTCAGAGCCGTCTTTGGAGCAAGTGCGTCAAGGGTTTACTGGTATTGGTGAAGGAATGAGGAGTTGGTTCAGATGAGTGCTGGCGAACTGGTAATGAGATGTTTCCATGCACGTACCAACGCGCATGTACTTCACCTAAAGACACGGTCCTATGCAGCGCACAAGGCGCTGAATGAGTTCTACGATAATATTGTCGACGTCACCGATTCGTTTGCTGAAGCTTATCAGGGCGATTACGGGTTGATCGAAGACTACCCATCCAAATATACCGTTGCATCCGACCCGTTGGATATGCTGAAAGAGCTGGGTACATGGATCACTGCTCACCGCAATGAGTGTTGTGATGAAGACGATACCTACCTGCAGAACATAATTGATGAGATTATGGCTCTGATTCGACAAACCGAGTACAAATTGAGGTTCCTGAAATGAAAGGTTGTAAGCCGAAGCGTCCTACCCCTACTCCACGCCCTCGCTAGAGCACGCCAATGCCCATTGATTCCCAAAAATCCCTTCACCAATGGATGCGCTACCAGTTTGTGCGCGACAATGGGCACGCTGATTTCGTAAAAAAGGCCGATAAGTGCAATAACTACTTTATCGGCACGCAGTGGGACGCCAATGACATGGCGCTACTGCAGGCTCAGAGACGTCCAGCGCTGACAATTAACAAAATTATCAGCACAGTGGGCAATGTTCTGGGCGAACAGATACAGAATCGTACAGATATTGCCTTTCAGCCTCGTTCGGGCGCTCCTGTAGAGACTGCAGAAGCCCTAACAAAGGTTTTTAGGCAGATTGCCGACACCAATCAGCTCGATTGGAAGCGGTCAGACATGTTTTGCGACGGCGTGATCACCAGCCGTGGATTTTTGGACGTACGTCTCGACTTTACCGACTCAATGATGGGTGAAGTCAGGATCGACAACCTGAATCCGAAGAATGTTCTCATCGATCCTGATGCAGAAGATTATGATCCCGACACTTGGAACGATGTTTTTGTTACCAAGTGGATGACTTGGCAGGATATTGCCTTGCTTTACAACAAGGCTGATGCCGAGCATCTTAAAACGAGAGGTACTAGCTTCTTCCCTTACGGATATGACTCTATCGAGCGTGAAAGAGATCGCTTCGGGTTCTATTACAACAAGGGCTATTACCTCGGGCCGTGGGATCAGGCCGAAGTTATTAGAAATATTCGAGTAATCGAACGTCAGTACAAGAAGCTGGACGTGCAGGCTCATTTTGTCGATCTACAGACAGGTGATATGCGTCCAATTCCCGATTCTTGGGACAAAAAGAAGACCGAAATGGTCGCTCAGCAGTTTGGACTGGGTATTACCAAGAAGCAGGTCAAGAGAATTCGGTGGGTAGTGACTGCAGACAACATCGTGCTGCACGATGACTGGAGTCCATACAAACATTTCACGGTTGTCCCGTATTTCCCCTATTTCCGGCGTGGCAAGACCGTTGGTCTGGTCGAAAATCTCCTCGGACCGCAGGAGTACCTGAACAAAGTCACCAGCCAAGAGCTGCACGTCATCAATACGACGGCTAATTCAGGCTGGATCGTACAGACTGGCAAGCTGCGCAACATCACCATCGAAGAACTGGAGCAGCGCGGAGCTGAAACGGGTCTCGTTCTTGAAGTCGACGGTTCTCCGGGCGATGTTGTTACGAAAATTAACCCGAATCAGACTCCGTCTGGTCTGGACCGCTTCTCGTACAAGGCTGAAGAGCACATCAAGTCAATTTCTGGCGTAACTGACTACATGACGGGCAACGCTCGTGAAGATGTATCAGCTAAAGCCGTTGCCATGAATCAGAGCCGTGGTTCTGTATCCATGAGCAAGCCGATGGATTCGATTGCTCGTACTGACTACATTCTGGCCAGAAACATTCTGGATATTGTGCAGGAGTACTACACCGAGCCGCGTATTCTGAATGTAATCAGCAACAGAGTTACAGGCGACGCTGAACAGGTACAGATCAACCAGCCTGATCCAGCCACTGGAGCTATTCTTAACGATTTGACGCTGGGCGAGTACGACGTAATCGTCTCTAGCACACCGCATCGTGAAACTCTGGAAGACAGTCAGTTTGAACAGGCCATCTCTCTCAGAGAACTGGGTATACAGATTCCTGACGAGACATTGATTGAAAACTCGCGCTTGAATAAGCGTAGCGAGATCATCAAGCAGATGCGTGATGCTCAGCAGTCTCCGGAACAGCAGTATCAGCAGCAGATACAGAAGATGTCCGCCGAGCTGGAGATTGCCAACCTGAAAGCCAAGGCGTCGCAGATGGAGTCTGACGCTAATCTCAAGCAGGCCAAGGCGCAGAAGGAAATGCAGGGTGATCCAGCTGACATGCAGAAGATGCAGATGGAGCTTCACATGATGCAGCAGGAGATGGAACTCAAGAAGCAGGAGATGGAGATGGAGCTCCAGTTCAAGCGCGAAGAGCTGGCACTGAAGCGTCAGGAGATGGACATGAAGCTGCAGTCTCAGCAGGCACAGACTGCTGCCAAGATTGAAGCGACGCAGATCCAGAGTCATGTACAGCGTGAAAATGCCGCCATGCAGATGGAGCAGAATGAAGCACAACACTCCATGGGTATGGAGCAGGCTGAGCAGAATCATAAGTTAGGTATGAAGCAGGCTGAGCAGAGTCATAAGATGAACATGCAGCAGACTGCACAAAAAGCAAAATCCACAACTAAGGAGAAGGCAAAATGAGTGAAGTAGATGACAGAGGCGATAACTTGGAAGTATTGAATACCGAGGCTGAACCCGAGGTAGAGGTAACTAAAGAGCCCGAAGTCGAAGCTGAAGTCGAAGTTGAAGTCAAAGCGGATGCAGAAACCGATGATGCAGCCCGTGATGAAAAAGGTCGATTTATTCCTAAAGACCGCTTCGATGAAGCAGTACGTAAAGAACGCTCAGAGAAAGAAGAATATGCTCGTAGACTGAAAGAATACGAGGATAAAGAAGCCCAGAGAAACGTATCGGTTGATCTGGCTGAAGCTAATAAGCAGGTAAAGGAGCTGATTAAACAGCACACCAGCCTGCTTGCAGACGGAGAGCTTGATAAAGCTTCCGATCTGATGGAACAGATTCTTGAGATTAAGGAAGAGATTACTGAGCGTAAAGCTGCTGCCCGGGCTGAACAGACCAAGACTGCAGCTAAAGAAGAAGTCCGTTACGACGCATTAGTTGCGAAGCTGGAGTCGGATTTCCCACAGATCAATCCTGATGCTGAGGAATTCGATAAAGGTGCTGTTCGCAGAGTGCAGGCGTATATGTCGGGGCTGATGCAGACAGAACGTATGTCTGCGACGCAGGCTTTGAAAGAGGCAGTCGAGACTATTCTTGGAAAACCCGCCGTGGATTCCAAAAAAGCTGATGATACTGGAGTGCGTCGTAAAGAAGCCGCTGTAGCGAAAGCTATGGATGCTCAGAAAAAGCAGCCTGCCAGTACAAAAGAAGTCGGGATTGATTCTGACAAAGTCGGTGGGGCTTTGGATGCCTCAGCCGTCATGAAGATGAGTTACGATGAGTTTGTTAAGTTACCAGATACCAAACTCGCTGAAATGCGAGGAGATTTTGTTTGACTATATAAAATCTATCTGTTAATAATCTCATCATTCGCACCGAGCCCAAGCGTATTGGGCTCCGATTCATCCACGTAAGGATGATTTTCGCGGTAGCGGCGATAGTGCTACGAAAAATCGTAATTTCACTTTTCGTTTTTCTTAATAGGAGACGCCGCTATGGCATTAACCAATTTTGGTTTGCTCACTCAAGAGCAGAAAACTGTATGGTCCATGGACCTGTGGAAGCAGGCCCGTAACTATTCATTCGTCAATCAGTTCCTTGGAAAGGATTCCAACTCTATTATTCAGCACGTCACCGAGCTGAAGAAGAGTGAAAAGGGCGCTCGCGCTGTACTGACCCTGTTGACCGACCTCGAAGGAGACGGTATCGCAGGTGATCGTACTCTGGAAGGCAACGAAGAGGCGATGAAGAGCTTTGATCAGGTGATCCGTCTGGATCAGCTGCGTCACGCTAACCGCCACGAAGGCCGTATGGCTGATCAGAAGTCCATCGTTGAGTTCCGTAACAACTCTCGCGATGTTCTGGCTTACTGGTTGGCTGATCGTATCGACCAGTTGGCGTTCCTGACCCTTGCTGGTATCGGCTACAGCGTAAAGAACAGCGGCGGTACTCGTACCGGTTCCGATCTGTCTTATCTGGAGTTCGCAGCAGACGTTAAGGCTCCTACCTCCAAGCGCGTTGCTCGTTGGAACGGTACTAACAAGGCTCTGGAAATTGGCGGCGCTTCTAGCTCCATCACCACTGCCGACCTGCCGATGTGGGAACTGTTCGTTCAGCTGAAAGCCTACGCCAAGGACAACTATATCCGTGGTGTAAAGGAAGCAGGCGGCGAGGAAACCTACCATGTGTTCCTGTCTCCGACTGCGATGGCTCGTCTGAAGCTCGACCAGACCTACCTGTTGAACCTGCGTCACGCTCAGCCGCGTGGTGATGGCAACAACCTGTTCACCGGCTCCAGCGTCAAGATCGACGGCATCTACTTCCATGAGTTCCGTCACGTACCTAATACCCGTTTGGCTGCTGCTGGCAGCAAGTACGGTGCAGTGGGTGCAGTGGATGGTTGCCAGCTTCTGTTCTGTGGCGCTCAAGCCATGGGTATGGCTGACATCGGTGCTCCGGAATGGGTTGAAAAAGGCTTCGACTACGAGAACCAACAGGGTATCTCCGTACAGAAGATCCTTGGCTTCCTGAAGCCGCAGTTCTACACCCAGTACTCAGGTAATACCGTGGAAGATCACGGCGTTATCTCTGTCTACTGCGCGCAGTAATTCAGACAAGAGGTTAAAGAAATGTCTAAAAAGATTGCATCTCGTACTGCTCAGTGGCCTCTGGTCGCCGAGTTTTCCATCAACTTCGACGACACTATGGTTAATTCCGTAGGCAACACCGTCGACTTTGGTAAAACCAACCTCGGTGGAGCTGCTGGTATCTTCTCCGTAATCCCTCTGCCTCCGGGCGCAGTGGTTATCGGTGGTGAGCTGGTAACTGAAACCGCGTTTGATACCGCTGGCCTCGACGTCACCATTGGTGATGCCAACGTAGCCAACCGTTATCTGGCATCTACCGATGTCAAAGGTGCTGCTCGCGTAGCGCTGGTCCCGACTGGCTATCGCGGTATTGGTGAGAACATCGTTCTAAGCTTCAGCTCCGACGATGCTTGCACCGCAGGCACTCTGACCCTGCGTGTTCAGTACATCGTTACTGGTCGTACCAGCGAAGTACAGATCACCTGATAGTGATAAAGTGGAGGGGGCGAAAGCCCCCTTCTACTATTAACTAAGGAGAATGATAAATGCCCTTCTTTACGCTTCATAGAAATCATACGTTACGTACAACCAAAGGTTTTTCTGTTACCTTTGTGAAAGACGAACCAGCTTGGGTACCACCTGCAGGAGTCCCTGATGCTATAGCGATTGGAGCAATTCCGCAGGATAAAGAAGTTGATGTATTGGGAGATGATTCAGCTGTTGTTGTTCAGGAAATCAGTCCAGAACAGCGTAAAGCTAAGCTTTTCGAGGCTTTCCACACCATGCTGTCCCGTAATGTACGAGGCGATTTTGGTGCTAATGGTCTGCCTGCTAATCGTAAACTAGAGAGCCTTTGTGGTTTCGAAGTAAGCAACCGCGAGCGCGATACTGCATGGCAAGAATACAGCCACCGCAACGATGACCAGTGACGAACTGCATGATTTGTTCCGTAAGGACGTAGTAGATACAGCTAGACCGTATCTCTGGTCCGACGAAGAGGTGTACGCATACATGAACGATGCGTACTACATGTTCGTGCGCCTCGTCGGCGGAATTCCTGATTATCTCTCTGACGTCTGTCAGCTCACTGCAGCTGAAGGCGAGCGTAATGGAGAGATCAGTCAGAAAATCTTGTTAGTCCGTACCGCCACCCTAGAAGATACGGGTGACGAGGTTAAAGTAATTAACGCACAGGATGTCAGCACTCTTTCAGATATCGACTACGGAATTCTCCGTCATCTGAACAGTACTACCACCATCGGTAAAGTGCGCTACATCGTGATTGGTATGCAGCCCGGATTAGTCGAGTGGGTGGCCATACCAGATCGTGACTATTCAGTAAGACTGCTTGTCGAACGACTCCCACTTGTTGATATAACGGACGGCGGTCAGGAACTCGTTGATGTTCCTAGCCATCACCATATACATTTGCTTAAATGGATGCGTTCTCTCGCGTATAATAAGCAAGACGCTGAAACCTTTAATAAGATAAAGGCAGCGGAAGACGCGGCGGCTTTCACCAGCTACTGCGACTTTGTAAGGCGAGAGAAGGACCGGGCAAAACACAAAGTGCGAGTAGTTCGATATGGCGGCATCTGATCTAGTAATTGCTCAAGGCAAGACCTACTCCAAGACACTGCGCTGGGAGGCAGGCCCTATTGTCTATAAGGCAATTACAGGCATAACCAAAGCGGCTCCCGCACAAATAACCTGTCCCGATCACGGTGTTCCTGACGGATGGCGTGTAGCCATCGTATCCGTCAAGGGCATGACGCAGATCAACTCTGAAAATATACCCCCTAAGACTAAAGACTTTCACAAAGCGACGGTAATCGACTCCGATACATTGGAATTGAATTCCATAAACGCCGCTGATTACAAACCGTATCAGTCTGGCGGCTATGTCCAGTACAACACTCCCGTAGACTTGACCGACTTCCAAGCGCGTATGTCCATCAAGGACAAAGTAGGAGGCACGGTCCTGTTTTCTCTTACGACGGCTAACGATCGAATCATCCTCGATGATGCTGCCAAGACTATCCAGCTGTTTATCAGCGCCGAAGACACTGAAGCATTTACGTGGACTAAAGGCGTTTATGAATTAGAGATGGTAACGACAGACGACCGTGTATCCACACTCCTGTCCGGAGCAGTAACGGTGGTGAAGGAAATCACGACGTGAGCGACAACATTGCTGTCATTGAAAACGACATCACTGTAACTGTCGTCGAAAATGACAGCAGCGTCGTTACGATTGATTCTGAACACTCCGTAGTTTCTGTCGGTGAACAAGGTCCGATCGGGCCCCAAGGAATCCAAGGGATTCAAGGAGTTCAAGGCGAGCAAGGAATTCAGGGACCTCCGGGCGATAACTATCTAGGCGGGGCTATCGTCGCGCCGGTAAATCTATCGACAGGAGATCATCTGGAATTCAGCGGTAGTAGCTGGGTAAATGTACACAAAACCACGCTGTCTGACGGCGGTAATTTTTAGGAGTCTTTGCGATGGCTAACATCATTCGAATCAAACGGCGTGCTGCAGGCGGTGCTGCAGGCGCTCCTGCCAGTCTGCAGAACGCAGAGCTGGCGTTCAACGAACAGGACAATACGCTTTACTACGGTACTGGTACTGGTGGAGCGGGTGGTTCAGCTACCTCTGTAATTGCCATTGGCGGCTCTGGTGCATTCCAGCCGCTAGACAGCGATCTAACTGCGTTCGCTAACCTTGCCACCAACGGTATTGTGGCGCGTACGGCAACTGGTAGTGTCGCCACTCGTACTCTTACTCAGCCTGCGGCAGGTATCACGGTCACCAATGGCGACGGCGTCTCTGGCAATCCTACGCTGGCTCTGGCCAACGACCTGTCTGCTCTGGAAGGACTGTCTAGCACTGGTCTGGCAGTACGTACTGGTTCTGACACATGGGCCCAGCGTTCTATTACTGGCACTTCCGGTCGCATCACTCTGACCAATGGCGATGGCGTCGCAGGCAATCCGACAGTTGATCTGACTTCTCTGACGATCGGTGGCTCTGGCGTTGGCACCTTCACCAAGGTCACGGTCGACACCTACGGTCGCGTCACCAGCACAGCTACTGCCTCTCTGAGTGATCTGAGCGCGCCGACTGCCGATCTGTCTATTGGCGGCTTCAAACTGACTAATCTGGCAGACCCGGTCGGTGATCAGGACGCAGCTACCAAGGCATACGTCGATGCAGCTCGTTCCGGCCTCGATGTCAAAGCCAGTGTTCGCGCAGCCACCACTGCCAACATCAGCTTGACTGGTACGCAGACAATCGATGGCGTCGTTCTGATTGCTGGCGATCGTGTGCTGGTCAAGGATCAGTCCACAGCTTCTACCAACGGTATCTACGTCGTTGCTGCCGGTGCATGGTCTCGTTCGACGGATGCAGACTCCAGCGCTGAAGTCACCGCAGGCATGTTCACCTTCGTTGCTGAAGGTACGACCAACGCCGACAGCGGCTGGGTACTGTCCACCAACGATACGATCGTCCTGAACACCACTGCTCTGACTTTTGTTCAGTTCTCCGGTGCAGGTCAGGTCACTGCTGGTGCGGGTCTTACCAAGACCGGTAACACCCTCGACGTCATCGGTACCAGCAACCGCATCACGGTCAATGCTGACTCAATCGACATCGCTTCCACCTACGTCGGTCAGTCCAGCATCACGACGCTGGGTACGATCGGTACTGGTACTTGGCAGGGCTCCGTCATCGGCGGCACCTACGGCGGTACTGGCGTCAACAACGGTGCGAGCACGATCACTGTCGGCGGCAACCTGAGCACTGCAGCAGCGCTGTCGTTCACCGGAGCGTTCACCGGCTCTATCGCGCTGACTGCAGCGACGTCAGTCACCCTGCCGACCAGCGGTACGATTCTGAGCGACGCATCTACGATCGACGGCGGTACGTTCTAAGTTTTGTAAACCCCTGCCTATATAGGCGTTAACAGGGAGCCACATGGCAAACACACTCAAGCTCAAAAGATCTGCGGTACCCGGAAGAGTACCGCAGACTTCCGATTTACAGTTAGGTGAGCTCGCGCTCAACACTAACGACGGCAAGCTCTACACCAAGAAGAGCGTAGGTGGCGTCGACACGATCGTCGATCTGTCTGCTGGCACGGCTGGTGGCGCATCCGTAACGGTTTCCACAACTCCTCCTTCTTCGCCGAATGACGGCGATCTGTGGTGGGACAGCACCAACGGTGTGCTCAAGGTTTTCTATAACGACGGGACTTCTACCCAGTGGGTAGACGCCAACACTGGGGCCATCGGCCCACAAGGCGTTCCCGGCGCAGGCGTGATCTCTGGGGGCACAACCGGGCAGGTACTCGCCAAAGTTTCTGGCACTGATTACGACACGCAATGGGCTAACCCCAGCCAGCCGTTCCCTACGGGCGGTGTGTCTGGCGACATTCTGCTCAAGTCCAGCAGCACTAATTACGACACATCGTGGACCAACCTCGACGCGAAAGCCCGCACTGCAGTAGGTAGCATCAACGGCCAGATCACTGGTTTCGTCGATCGCACCTCCTCTACGATCACTTTCAACGAGAGCACTCGCGTTCTGTCGATTGCACCGACAGGTGCGTCATTTGACGTCTACTATCGCGGCGAGAAGCACACTTACTCCAGTGCGCTGACGTTCACCGTTCCAGACACCTCGCAGGGCAAGTATTACAGCATCAACCCGACCACATGGGCGCTCTATGACGCAGGTACTTTCGGGGACATCAAGAACAGCATCAACGCGGCCTATGTCATGTGGGACGCGACGAACAGCAAGGCACTCATCATAGGGGATGAACGGCACTCGGTCACAGGTGACCCGGAATGGCACTACGTCCATCACAGGAATGTCGGCACCATCTGGCGGTCTGGCGGATCACTGACCTATACCCTCAATAATGCCTCTGCGGTTTCGGTGGCGGTAGCAGCTCCGCTGGTCATCGCAGACGAAGACCTTGAGCACACAATCACTCATGCGGCTTCGCCTACGAATCCGTTCGAGCAGATTCTGACCGGAGCGGCTTCACTGCCGGTCATGTACCTGAACGGTACGACGTACGTCATGACGACCGCGTCGACCACTCCTTGGGTGGCAGGAACCACGACAGCCCGCTACAACCCCATCTCAGGCGGCAGTGGTTCACTGGCCGACGCAGGCGAAGGAAAATACATCAGCTACTGGCTGGTAGCGACCAATAGCCAAGTGAACCCTGTGCGGCTCGTCATGGGCCGTCTGGCACATGACACGGTAGATGCTGCCTATCAGGAGAATTTCGAAGGCTACGGCGTTTCTGTGGCTGAGATTGTCGCCATGTACCAGATCGTGCTGCAGACCAGCACGGCGTACACAGCCAACACACCGCACGTAGTCATCGCTGCCGTGCGGACGATTCAAGATCGTGTAGCGGCCTCGAGCAGCACTTTCTCTGCAACCAGCCACGACTCACTGACTGACCGACAAGACCCAGATCAGCACACCATCGGGGCTATCACCGGACTGCAGACTGCTCTGGATGCCAAGCAGGACGATCTTGTTTCCGGCACCAGCATCAAAACTGTGAAGTCCACCTCTCTACTGGGCTCTGGCGATATCCCGATCAATGAACCTCCATCAGGCGGTACGACGGGGCAGGTGCTGACCAAGGACACCAACACCGACCACGACTATAGCTGGCAAACCCCTTCGAGTGGCGCGACGCTGACCCACGCCGAGGCGTCCCTGTCTGCCGATGTGCAGATGCCCAGCAGCAATACTTGGTACAACGGGCCTAGTGTCAGTCTGGACGCGGGCACTTGGTTGGTTACTGCACACCTGACGCAAGTCAGAGCTGCGACCACGGCGGAAACCATCTACGGACGTATCTCGGACGGCACCAATCATTACGCCTCACAGCAGGGCTATCACGCCTCGGTGTCGGGCACAGGCGTTCCGATGACGATGACCGCCGTCATCACGCTGGGCAGTACGACCACGATCAGAGCGCAGATGGCTACTAGCGCCGGTAATGCCAACAGTCTCATCAAGGCCGCGATGACCGCCAACAGCGCAGGTAACAACGCTTCACAGATCACCGCAATCAGGGTTGCATAATGGCTGCACTTAATTTCCCATCATCCCCTACCGTCGGCCAAGCGTATACCGCTAATGGCAAGACATGGATATGGAATGGTACGAGCTGGTTAACTTCCAACCCAGTGACGGTCACCGGCCTGCTGATGGGGAACGGCACCGGAGAAATCACCGCAGCCGTCGCTGGGACTGACTACCTCTCGCCTGCCGAGATTGGCGTCGATGTTCAGGCGTACGACGCAGACCTGAGCGCCATCGCTGCGCTGTCTGGTACGACGGGGCTGCTGAAGAAGACAGCTGCGGATACGTGGACGCTGGATACCACGGCCTACACGACTAACCTCGGTACGGTTACTAGCGTAGCAATCGCCAACGGGACTGGTATTTCAGTAGCTGGATCACCGATCACCGGCAGCGGCACGATCACTGTAACTAACACGGCTCCGGATCAGACGGTCACGCTGACACAGGGTGGTGCTACAACCATCACAGGTACGTACCCCAACTTCACGATCAGTAGCACCAACACCACATACTCTCTAGCCACATCTACCGTACCGGGTCTGGTCGAACTTGGTTCCGACACCGCGCAGACCGTAGCCGCCAATGCCGTAACCACCACAGCATCCCGCTCATATGCCGTGCAGCTTAATGCGGCGGGGCAGATGCTGGTGAATGTCCCTTGGACCGATACCAACTCTGGTGGCACCGTCACCTCCGTAGGCGGCACAGGTACTGTCTCAGGGCTAACCCTCTCTGGCACGGTCACTAGCACAGGCAGCCTGACACTGGGCGGAACACTGGCCGTTACAGCTAGTAATTTTGCCTCTCAGACAGCCAACACGATTTTGGCGGCACCCAGCGGAACGGCGGGAGTGCCTACTTTTAGAGCTATCGTCGCAGCCGATATCCCGATACTTGATCTTTCTGTTCACTTACCTGACTCGAGCTACAAGAAGATTGTACGGGTGGCTACTGTTGCAGATTTGGCCGCATCTACATTTGTATCCAACGTACTAACAGGCTATTCGAACACTCAATCCTTAGCAGTCACCACTACGGCAAGCAGCACGACAGCCACGACAACATCCACAGCCGGAATCAAAGTCGGCGCGGTGATTTCCGGCAATGCCAACATACCGGCGAGTACAACAGTTACTTCCATCACTAACGCCACTACTTTCGTGATGTCGGCAGCGGCTACCGCCGCAGCGTCTGCGGTGACAACCACGTTCACCCAGACTATCGCCGCACTTGCTATCGACGGCGTAACTCTGGCAGTCAATGACCGTGTTCTTGTTAAAGACCAAAGTACCTTGGGTGGCCTCGTTGTGGCGGATGCGGCTAAATACAACGGCATTTACTATGTCTCAGCCACAGGATCTACGTCCGTTGTCTGGACGTTAACTAGAGCTACTGATGCCGACGTTTCCGGGGACATTGATAGCGCCATCGTTAATGTAAGTGTAGGTACATCAAACTTTGGTAAAACCTATCAGACAAGATTTGCTGGGACACATACGCTAAATACTACCCGTATGCACTGGAGCAGGGTGGTCGACGTCATGTCCAGTAGGTTTGGTCCAGTGCCGGTGACAGGGGTGGGGACTGACATCACAACTGACACAGAAACCGTTTTGTATGAAACAGGCGGGGTTGCTGATTTTGTAGTCAATTCAGTAGGCATTAAAACACTACAAGCTGTAGGAGCATCCACCTACACAAGGGCATCCTCAGTGTATATTGCCGGTGCCCCAGTAGCCTCGACCAACGTAACAGTAACAACCCCTTATTCGCTCTACATTGCTTCAGGCAATAGCTATCTAGGGGCAGCGTGTACCGCTACAAGCTTCAATGGCATTACAGGGCTGGCGTCTGCTGCCCCGGCAGCAAACGGGACGGCGGCGGTAGGTACTTCCACGCTTGCTGCGCGACAAGATCATGTCCACCCTACGGACACGACAAGGGCTGCTACCAACCAGACGATGTACATCGGTACGACTGCTGTTGTTATTAACCGCGCCAGCGCGTCGCTCGCTCTGACGGGCATCACGTCGATCGATGGCTCCTCAGCCACGTTCACCAGCACCACGCAGAACTCACAGTTCAACTCAGTAGGTGTCGGTACTGCCGGTTCGGCAGTAGCAGGTGAAATCCGCGCCACCAACAACGTCACCGCGTACTACTCCGACCAGCGTCTCAAAGACATCGAAGGCGAGATCACTGACGCCCTCGGCAAGGTCGAGCGCATGTCTGGGGTCTACTACACCAGCAACAAGCTGGCTGAACAGTTTGGATACACCAAGAAGAATCGTCAGGTCGGTGTTATCGCCCAGCAGGTACAGAAAGAACTACCGGAGGTCGTCAAGCGAGCTCCGTTTGATTCTGCCTACACTGAGGACGGCGAGGAGTATTCGATCAGTGGGGATGAATATCTGACCGTGCAGTACGACAAGCTCGTGCCTGTGCTACTGCAAGCAATCAAAGAACTGTCTGCGAAAGTAAAAAATCTGGAGAGCAAAGCAAATGGCTAAGTACAACGAATCTACGGTACAGGGCGAATCATGGACACGATCGTTTCAGATCGTCGGTTCTAACGAGTATGGGGCTACACCGTCTATCCGCTTCGACGAAGAAGATGTCATCGCCCTATCGGGCGGGAAAGTCGCCAACTCCCGCACTGGCAGCTCTGTCGCTACTCTTCTTACAGCAGAGAATGCTCTGACAGAGTTTCAGCTCCGCAATCCAGAAACCGACGAGTACATCGACGCCTATGCCAAGTATCAGGACTTGTTCGTCCTGATCCACTCGCTCTATTTCCACCTCGCAAAAGAGCGTGACATGGGGCCGCAACCGTATCCTAGCTGGACGTACAACGAAATGTCGCAGCAATGGGAAGCTCCGGTTCCTAAACCAGAAACTGGTATGTGGGAATGGGATGAGGCTAATCAGGAGTGGTACGACGTTACTCCGTCTGCGCCTGCGTAATCTATGGCACTTAATGCTTCAGGTACGCTCAGCATAGGCGGGTCGACTGCTGGTCAGTCGATCAACCTTGAGCTTGGGCGTACCGCGACAACATCTTCTAACCTCAACGAATCTGCGCTTCGCACACTCGCTGGCGTAGCGTCAGGTCAGATATCGATCAGTAGTTTCTACGGCAAATCTAACGACATCACCTCGAACTACGCGCTGTATCACGACGGCGCTCTGTTGATGTGGAAGAATGAATTCAGCACTAACGCGTACAAACAAACTACTTCGTTAGTTGTCGTATCAGGCGAAGATACAGCGGGAGCGCGAGGCACTAGCACTTCAACCGTCGGATATTTCTTCGGCGGGACTACAGATCCCTATGCAAATTCGGTTGCTTCTGTTCGCACGTTTACTTTCTCTGGAAATACCTCGGCGCAATCAGGCGTGTCGCTGACCAATGCGTCGAATAGGTCCTGTACTGCTGGTAACGCTACCAAAGCTATCTCGACAGGTGGATATAACAGCACTAACAGCATTGGCAGCGCTACGAACATCTACACTTACGGAACCAGTTGTACTACTGGTACAGCATCTGCAGGTGTTCACGAAATGGGTTATGCCTGCGGCAATGCGACGTATGGACATTTTTGCTATTACGGTAATATCCATACTGATGACAGGTGGACATATTCTTCCAATACAAAAGCTGCTGGCGTTGCGCTAACTCAGACTTACAGTCAGTGGGGCGGTGCTTGTAGCACTACTACTAATGGCTACTTCAGTGACGGCGGTACAACCGCTATCGTGTCTTTCTCTGCAAATACAAAGACCAACGGAACCGCTATAACATATGGTCTATGCTACGGTATATACGCAGGCAACCCCACCGTAGGTCTTTGGGGCGGGGGAGACAGTGGCGGTAGAAGCAAATACACATACTCTAATAACACCGTCGCATCGTTTACGATAAGTTTCTCAGTTGGGGGGACCTACGGATGCGGCGTATCAAATCCTCCGGGTGGTTTCTAAAACATGCTTACTCAAAACAACCGCAGAAATACAGACTTCCAGATTCTCTACTTCCTTGTTGGCTCGTGCCATACGCCTGACGGCGCTTATTCTCTTCTCTGTGATCTCTGGGAAGAGAGGTCGAACGTAGTTAAGAAGCTTAAGGCAGACGAGCTGAGAGCGCGTGCTAAACGACTGGTTGCAGAAAGGCTTACCGACAGTGCCGACGAGGTTGATCGTCTGAATGGCGAAGCTGATCTGGAAGAAATGGAGGCCTTTGAAGATACGAAAAAACGGTGTGTAGCGGCGGCGTATAAGGAACTGGCCTTCCTCGAGCAGTGTATGGAGAAGTTGCAACCATACCGCAAGCACGCACATCTCTCACTTCCTGAAGCACATGAAGCATCTCAGAGAGAAGAGTGGAGGCTGGAGCTGATCCATCGTGCAGAGAACTGCCTGATGACTTCAGGGACGATCCCCATCGACGAGTTCAATACGATGCGCATGCACCCTGATTTCGCCGCGAGTATCTTGCCCGAGATTACACATATCAAAGAGTGTATTGAACAAGGGCGTATTCAGGACAGACTGCTCCCCGAAAACGTACCAATCCTGAAGAATTTGCTGGCCCAAGAAGCTGAAGTAAAGGCGCTATCACAAACCGTCTGATAAACTATCTGCGCTTTTCTAACCAACGAGAACCAAGAATGGAAGACCAGATTCAGACCGTAGTGCTTTCTCTCAAACTGACCGACGCTGTCATCGGCTATCTCGCCAAGCAGCCGTATGAGCAGACCGCAGGTCTTATCCACGCAATCCAGCAGGAGGCACGCGCTTCTCTGCCGATCGAAGAAGTCGAAGTTAACGAAGAAACCGGAGAATAGATATGAGCCCCTTCTGGATCACTGCTATGGCTGCTATAGCTCAGCTTATTCCTGACAATCTGTTTGACCGTATTAGAGGTGCTGTAGAGCGTTGGGATGACAAAGTTGATCCAGATGGGGTCCCTTATTCGGGTGATGAGAAACGAGCCAACGTACAGCAGGAGCTTGAGCTCATTGGTATTAAGTTGGCTCAATTCACCAGCTTTCTTTTGATTGGTCTGGCAGTGGCAGCACTGCGTGTTGAACAAGGTAAATCTTTAGAGAAGGTGTAGCTATGAAACAGATGTTCGGACTTACGACAGACAAAGCCGGTGATCTAAAAGCGGCTGTCTACGGCATCTCTGGGGCCATCGTCATTATGGAACCCGGCTGGGATAAGACCTTCCTGCTGGGATTGTTCATGATCACGATGATGGTCATTAGCTGGCTGACGGTCGGCAATATCCCGCCCGAAGCGGCTGAAGAACTCATGGTCGAGAAAGACCTGAGGGACGTTCTCAGAGAGGGTCGCGACGATGACTGAGTCGCTGACACCGCTCCTAGACTCGCTGTCAGAAGGACGTGACTACACAACGCGAGCAGGGACGGTGGCAGCGATTGAGGATGAGTGCAAGCGCCAAGGGCTCGTACTCAAGACTCAGATTGCGTACGTTCTTGCCACTACCGAGTGGGAAACGAACGATACGTTCAGGCCGGTCAAGGAAGCCTACTGGCTGTCCGAGAGCTGGCGCAGAAGGAACCTCCGATATTTTCCTTATTATGGACGCGGATTCGTCCAGCTGACTTGGAAGTATAACTATGCTCGGTATACTGAACTTCTCGGTATCGATCTAGTAAAAGAGCCAGACCGGGCTATGGAGCCAGCGATTGCGAACTTCATTCTCGTCCACGGTTTCAAGTACGGCGTCTTCACGGGCAAGAAGATCACGGACTATATCAACGCTAAACATACCGACTACATCGGTGCGCGCAGGTGCATCAATGGAAAGGATAAGGCAGCGAAGATCGCAGCAATCGCAGTAAGACGTCTGAGGGCAATGAAATGAAAGACGAATTCATGAAACAGGTGATGATAGGCGTGCTGATTGTGTTCGGCATCGCTACCGCTCTCACGTCTGTGCTCTACGCGGCACTCGTATGAGAGACCCACACGAAGACCTGCTGGCAGAATTCGTCAGCTTGACCCTCGCCGTTTTCGTAGTGGCGGGCTTCATTTTTTTGACCGGCTGTTCCCCCAAGTTGGTGGACATTTCTGTGCCCGAAAAACCAGCCCAATCCTGCCCAAAGCTAATCATGCCGCCGGTTGGGACGGATTGTCTGCTGGACATTCAGGGGGACAAAGTCACCGCAAACGATTGCGGAGACACCTTGCTGCGTGGTTATGTGCGTGCGCGTACGTTACTCAAACCGGATGCTCCTTAAATAAACACGCATTACCGTTTGTTCAGTGTAAAATTGGTGTTCAATTTCAAGACACTAGATGTCTCGAAGACTGGCATAATGCCAAAGCAGTGACAAACTGTATTTACGACTTGGATGGGAGACTCAAGAATGAGTGATGACTGGAGTGGAGAAGAAAGACGCACTCGTCTTTACGATTATGAGTTCCGTGCGGTGATTCGCGAAGAATTACAGCCCATCCAGCAGAAGCAATATGAAATGCGTGAAGCTCAACTCAAACTCGAACAGAAAGTTACCGAGTGGGAGATGGGCGCCAAGTGGTTCAGAATCTTTATTATAGGTACAGTTTCCTTTATTACTGTAGCTGCGGGTGCATGGGAATGGATACGCACTCACATAAAATGAGCCTGTACACACGAGTGTGTATAGCCCTGTTCGGTATCGCTATCGGGATAGTCATAACATTCGCAGGCGATATGGTTTTTAACTCCGGACGGTTTATGGCTCATGCAGTCCACACCAAATACGCCAACTGCAGCGCCGCCTGTCACTCATGAGCAGCTGTGCAAACTCTGCGCTCAACCCCTTCCTCCCAAAACAGAATGGGTGTTATGCCCGTTCTGTATCTGGCAGGTTGAGGAAGCTCTTAATGGGCGGCGATAATTCTTTCCAAGTACGATTCGATCGTTTAACCTAACCACTTCATTTCAGGAGTTATTTCCATGGCAAACGCTTTATATGATAAAGGTCGTCAGCGCTTCCTCGAAGGTCAATTCAACTGGCTGACCGATACCATCAAGGTTCTGATGGTCGACACTGGAGCGTACACACCGGTTCTGGCTTCTCACGAATTCCTCTCTGACGTTTCTAACTCCGCTCGTATCACTACGCCCGTCACTCTGACTGGTAAGTCTACGACTGGCGGTGCTGCAGACGCCGCAGACGTGACGTTCTCTGCTGTATCAGGTCCGTCGATTGAAGCTCTGATCATTTACAAGGACACTGGTGTAGAAGCTACCTCCCCGCTGATTGCCTACATCGACACGGCAACTGGTCTGCCAATCACTCCCAACGGTGGTGACATCATCGTCACGTGGGACAACGGCACGAACAAGATCTTTAAGCTGTAATCACCATGACGGTCAAGGTATACCGCTCTGATCAGTTAGGAGCTCCAACACTTAGCGGTTCAGCTGGAGCTCTTAACACTGTTCTCGATGCCGTACTCGTTGATGGGTATGGGTCCGTCAGTGTGTCTTCGATTACACAATCAAGCGGTACTGCCACCGTCACTACAGCTACGTCGCATGGATTGGCGACGGGAGATACCGTCCTCATAGCAGGAGCCACCGAGGTGGATTACAACGGTGAATTTCTAATCACCTTCGTAAGTAGTACTTCGTTTACTTATATAGTAGCTAATAGCCCAACGTCTCCTGCTACCGGCACGATTACAAGTAAACGTGCTCCAGCTGGATTCACTAAAATCTATACAGCTACGGGCAAAGGAGTCTATCGTACAAACAACCTGACTGGTTCGCGCCCGTATGTACGTATTGTTGATAACGCGGCAACCACTCAACGCGAAGGACTCCTCACGTGCTACATGTCTATGAGCGATATAGACACTGGCACAGATATCTTTCCCACAGCAGCGCAGTACGCTAGCGGCTTCATCATTATGAAGTCAGACGCGCTGAATACATCCGCACGCAACTGGCTGATCATCACGGATGGTAAGACGGTATACGGCTTCACTTACTTTAACGGCGCTGCTATAGAATCGCCGGGTCTATATAAAAACGCTTTTGCGTTTGGTGAGTATCTGTCCTATAAACCGGGAGATGCGTACAGCGCGTTTTGTACTGGTAGTTCTATATCTGGCCAGTCCAGCACAACCCAATATTGTGGATTGTTTAATTCAGCTAACAGCGTAACTGCAGGCACTCCGGGGACTACCACACCCCTGCTTGCAACAGCTCGGGACTATTCGGGGATATCAGGATCAAAGATTGCGCAGGTTTTTGCTTCTGGCCTCAGCACTTCGCTTGGTTTTACTTCCTACGTCAATTTCCCGAATGCCCCAGACAATGGTTTTTATATGGTTCCGGCATTCCTGACACAAGCTAATATTATTCGTGGAAGGTTGCCGGGATTTTTTGAAGGGATGCATGGCCCCGCATTACCTAACGCGACACTTATAGAAAATATAGTTGGCTACACTGGTAGGAGATTCCTATTCATGCGCGGCCAAACAGGTTCCGGTGAGTGCTCCTGCGTCATAGATATCACGGGCCCATGGGACACTTAATATGGCTGCGCATCGCTATTGGCGACTCGTAGTATGGAGGCCATACAGTAACGATAACAAGACTCGTATAAACGAAATAATCCTCGCCACTACTCCCGGTGGCGCACAGGCTGCTGTAGGCGGGACGGCTACGGCCAGCAGTACCGCTTACATCACTACAAACCCGCCATCCGCAGCTTTTGACGGGGTTTTTTCAGCTACCAATTGGTGGTATTCCAGTACTGAATACGTATTAGCCAACGGCTATTACCAAGGTCAAGGGTGGCTTCAGTACGACATGGGTGCCGGAAACGCTATCGATGTTGTTGAGATGCGTCTCTACGAGCACTCAAACAACTCACAAATCGGTAACCCTCGTGATTTCTCGCTTTTCTATAGCGATAATGGAACTACCTTCACGCACAAATGTTCGTGGTCTAATCAAGTCTTTACTGACGGAGAGACTAAGACTTACGACGTTACGGTATTTAATTCCACTGGGCACGTAGTTCATGATCTTCAGTACAGATACAACGCAGGTGCTGTAACTACAGGTTTTTTATGGCATTGCCCAGAGAGATTCACCAACAATACGCCTTTCTCAGGACCGTATTACATAGCTGGATCTACTACTGTTCTAGGAGAACCTTATTCGCGAAGGGTTGATCTTGTTGAACAAAAATCAGGTCTGCTTGCGAGGTCTATCTATTCTGGAGAGGATGGAGTCTTCTTATTTGAAAACATTGGGGCCGGGCCATGGTCTGTAATCGGCGTAGATGAATCTGCAAGCCGAAATAGCGTAATCTACGCACACGTTAATCCTATTCTCATGACGTACTAGCATGGCGTCTATTACCGGAACAGTAACTACCATCGGTGACCCCACCGACTGGATTGCTACTGCCTTCGATGCAGACACTCACGCCTTTGCTGGTGCAGCAGCTGTGGTGCTGAACAGCTATACGATCACAGGGTTGGCGGCAGGGAAGGCGTATGTGGTGAGTTGCAGGCCGAAAACAGGCCCAGCGTGGTCGGCAGGCCACGAAACCCTACTTAATGATTACAGCGTGCCAACCTCGCCAGCGACCACGCCATACATTTTCAAAGCTACCACAGCTTCGGGAGAGAGTTTCTCAGGTAACACCGTGCTGTTACTGAACTGTAATGGAAACAACGGAGCGACAGCATTCACTGACGCCAAGGGTCACGCCATCACTCCTGCTGGAGATGCGAAGATCAGTACCGCGCAAAGCAAATTCGGTGGTGCGTCCTGTTTGTTGGACGGTACTGGCGATTATCTGGATTGTGGAGATTCTGCTGATTTTGAGCTGGGTAGCGGTGATTTCACTCTAGAGTCGTGGGTGCGATTCACCGGGTATTCAAACAGTTTTGGCGGTTTTTACGCGGCTGTCTTGGTCGGGAAGGATCAGATAGGCGCTCGCGCCTTCCACTGGAAAATAACCGGAACGAGTAATAGTTACACGGCTATCGTGTTTTCGACAGCAGGCACAGAACTCACCGTAAATTATACTTTCAGCCTTGATACGTGGTATCACCTTGCGGTGTGCAAGTCAGGAACAACGCTTCGGTTTTTCGTAAATGGTACTCAGGCTGGCGCAAACCAGACTCATAACACCACTATTGCGGACGTCGCCACTGCACTCACCGTCGGTGCGCATCTTTATACCGGATACACTTACGCGCTTAAAGGGTATATGGATAGCATACGTATCACAAAGGCCGCTCGATATACGGCAGATTTTACCGAGCCAGCCAGCGAGTTTACGCTAAATGCACTAACAGGATCGTCGGAACCAATCTGGCCAACCACACTAGGCGCTACCGTAGCTGATGGCGATGTCATATGGACCAACAAAGGGCGGTTCATTCGTCCGCTGATGCACGGCCCTTTGATCGCGGTGTAAGGGCGTGGCTTACACTCCCGATAGCGATTTTATATTCACTGCTGTCGGTGAATATACTCCTTCTCAAAATTTTCAGTTTGCTGTACAGAGCTACATACCGCCTAGTGGTAGCTCCGTAGTTCTAAACTTTGGTGATGCCTACACCGCGCCATCCGGTGCGTCAGTCATCCTTGAGTTTGCCCCTCCTTCCACAAACACTCTCCTAGGTGTAACGCTCTCCGACCAAGCGGACTTCGGCTCTGTTGTTGTAGGCCGAAGGGTCGTCACTCATGGTTGGGATGCCGCGCTGTTCGGCACTCCGTTTACCTACATTGCCGGTGTTCTCCAGACGATCTATCCCGAAGGCACGTCCTTCGGTAGTTTCGGCTACGGGCACGTCTACATCCCGGAGAACCAGTATGTAGATCTGGTCAACCGCAGCATCATCGGCTTCGCGTCTGGTACTGCGGAGGTCTACAACCGCACGCGCTACCTGACCAATGTCGGTGGACTCAGCACTTCTGCCTACGGTACGGCAGTCGTTGAGAGCACGATCCGCACGGTCGATCTCAGCACCCACCAGATCAACCCGCCGACTCCGGGCACACCTACTGTCTGGTTCAGTATTCGTTACGTCACTCCTCCTAGTGTCTGGCCATATACATATGACTGGGAGCAGACTGGACGTTTCGGTAAGGTCGAATACGCTACCAGAACCTTTGCACTCGATGGCTGGGATAGCTTGCAGTTTGGTACTGCAGGCGTCGCTCGCAACGAGGTCGTTGTATACCCGCCGTCTATCGAAGGTGAGGCAGGTCAGCCTGATGTACAGCTTCTAACCCGCTACGTAACTCCACAGACTATCGAGAACTTCACCGAGTGGGGTTCTACGTGGGTTTCTCAATCTCCTCGATACGTCTATCCAGAAGGTCTGGATACTCCGATAGTCGTTGGTATCCCGTGGGGTGTCGAGAACGGCAATAAGACCGTCACCAACTACGGGTGGAGCTCCTCACGGTTCGGTAGCGGCACTTACGTCTATAACAATGCTCGTGTGCTCGAGCAGCACGGCTACGATCATGCTGAGTACGGTACGGCGTTCGTCTCTGCTGCGATCCGCACCCTCAATCCTGCTGGCTGGGAATCATCGACGGTCTTCCGCTGGACCGAGATTTACAACTACGCGCAGGTAATTGCTCCGTCAGGTATTCCACGTTTGTATGCAGGCGTTCCCTACGTCTGGAGCAACACTCAGTGGATTGATCTGTTTGGCTCGAACAATCTGCACATACGCTGGGGTGATCAGTTCGTCGCTCATGGCGTGCGCACTGTCTCACTGGACAAGCAGCCGGGTGCGTTGCTCAGTAATGGCATCCCTCCTCCTGACTTCAACGTACCGCTCACTCACTATGTAGGTCTATTCAGACAGCTGACTGTTGCGGAGGGTATACCTCCTCTGGGTATTGGTGGTCATGTCTTCGAGGTCAAGTTCACGATCTTCAAGCCGTGGGGGCCGCAGACTGACGAGTGGGGTACGCCCTCTGTTCAGAACGTTACTCCGGAGATAAAAGCATGGCCGTGGATTGAGTTTGAGCCGTCTACTAAACACTACGTAGGTCTGTACACTCGTACAGTCAGTGTGTCTGGGCAGTCAATTCCGCCAGCGCTTGAATTCCTGCCCCGCCCACACGTCGAGTTTCGGACCAAGACGCTACCGATCGTTGGCTTTGACGCGTCACTCATTTCGCGCCTGCACGATGTACGTATAGACGAGCCGCAGATTCCCGCTCCTCAGACGGTAGTGCCTGCCGGATATTCCACAGAGGAAACGTCTACAAATAACTCTAATGTTGGCAGACCAGTTCTCAGAGGCAATCGCGTATCCCCCGACGACTGGGAGAGCTCTAGGTTCGGTACGGTAGAAGTTCATATACAAGGCTGTAGTCCGTTATGGGATTGGCCAGACAGTGTGTTTGGTATCCCCTTCATCCCTCATGCTCAGGAGATCAAGAACGCTACCGTTCAGCCAGTTGTAGTAAATGGTGTGGGTCCCGGTAATCCGGAAGCGTCTGGAGAAGCTGACCCTACGCCGTTAATTCAATGGGGCAAGCCGCGCATATCTCCACATACAGTCTGGTGTCGTCTGGATACGCCGCAACAGGCGGTGGATAACCATCCAGAATCTCATACGTTCCTAGAGCTGGATGACGTATCTAACCCGATCAACTATCCCGGAGGATTGATAGTCCCGATACGTACGCCTGATGTGCAGTGGGGCAGGCCGCTCGTTACGTGTAAATCAAACCGCGTGCTCTACCACTATCACAACGTCCTCGCTGGAGACAGCACGATGGGTGAGGTGGTCAGTGAAGATCTGGAACTTCAGCTCAAGAATCGACGCCTCTATCTGGACGGAATACCGCCAAAGCGTGCGGGCATTCCTGACATACCTTCGATATCTTTCGTCTATATCGGCGATGAGAATTTCACGCTCTGGGGTAAACCAGAAGTAACGCTTGGGTACGTAGAACCGTTTACCAGAACTATCTATCCTGAAGGTACGAATTTCTTTGCCTCGGATAAACAGTTCGTAGAGCTGTTCAATCGAACGATCTATCCGGTCGGTAGCCGCATGGATGTGTACGGTAACAATCAGCCGATGATTCATTTCCCTCGCGTAGTGAGTAATATGGGGGGTACTGATTTCCTTGATTGGGGAACAGCACGTGTTGAATATAAGATTCGGCAGATATATCCGGTAGGGTTTGATTCGTTCGAGTGCGACTACACGCCGATGTATTTCAATCAGCGGATGCGTGTTAGAAAGAAAAATCCTCCCGTACAAGCTTCTCTAGGCGACACTTCTTCTTTTGGTAAGACGGAGGTAACTCTGAAGATACAGGCGATGCGCCCCTACCAGATTCCAGCACCTAGATGCTTCGGTAGAGCGACTATCACGGGGTAACATATTGATTTACAATCCTACGTTATGAAACAAGATTCATCCGTCTCCTTAGGGCCTTGGGCTAGAGGAATTCAAAATGTGAATGACCCGGCTGCGTGCCCTTCTGGAAGCGTGCTGGAGGCCAATAATGTTTTGATTACCTCAGATGGCTCGATTGTGCCTCGCGCTGGGTATTCGCTAGTATCCACCGGGGGGCACAGCCTTTTTACACATGCAGGCCGCGTCTTCGGTATTTACAACAAACGCGTCTGCGAATTCCACGACAGTGGAGCTACGGTATTAAGCTCATTCGATATAGAAGGTAAAGTCACTTGGAGTCTTCTTAACGAAGAACCCGTCTTTACCAATCACTCCATTCTGGCTCGGTTGACCTCAGACGGTGTGAAGAAAATCGGAGTTGAGTTACCTGTAGTTCCCAGTCTGGGGACTCAGGAGTTAACGGAAGACAGCACCGCTGTCGCTTTCGTGAACTTCGATGGAGAAGAAGGACCGTTGTCACCAGTCTTTGTGGGGAACACCATAGCTCCTCCGAGTGAGAACACCGTAGCTCGTATGCGTATATACAAGCCACGCAGTGATGTTCTTTATATGGTTAAGGAAATTACAGTCAGTACGACTGTACCCGACATTCGCACAGACTTGTTTGGCAAACCGGCTGATACTCTGAACAAGGCTCGTATGCCCGGAGGAGATTACGTACGGTACTGGAGAGGTCGTCTGCTCGTGGCTCGCGGACGTACACTATTTTTCTCAGACCCGATGCGCTATGGCATGTATGATCGTAGTAGTGGGTTTGTTACTTTTGAATCACGTATTGATTTTATCGAACCTGTAGAAGGCGGCGTGTTTGTCGCTCTAAGGGATTCGGGAGTGCACTTTCTAGCTGGAGAGATGCCTGAAAAGTGGGAACGTAAGATAGCAGATATAATACCGGCGCAGGCTGGTTCTTCTCTATTGGTTCCAACTGCTCAGATGAAGCTAGAACTGCAGTCCAAACCTGAGTGGGTAGCTGTATGGCTTACTCACAAGGGATTTGCTTTAGGTCTACCGTCGGGAAATATCCTTTACCCTCAGGCTGATCTATTGAGCGGTCTCCCGCTCGGAACTGGTTCCCTCTCTTTCGAGGGTGACCGCTTAATTGCTCTGTCACAATAAGGAGTTTTCCTATGAAACATGCTAATGAGATTGCTGATTTTTTAAAGAATGGTGATTTTGAAAAGACCTCCGAAGGTCTGCTCATCCATCGCTCCATCATGGCTCGTGGTAAATATACCCACTCAGTCAACGGTAAAGACGAACAGATTGACTTCAACCTGATCCCCGCCGAAGGTATTGCCTACATCCTCGACTCTGCTCTGGGCTCTACTGCCAAGATCAGCGCGTGGTATCTGGCTGCGTTCTCTGGCAATGTTAGCCCAGCTTCTAACTGGACTGCTGCCAATTTCGCTACTCAGGCAACTGAGATTACCAGCACGACTGAAGGTTATTCCAACGTCACTCGCCCTGCATGGACTCCGGGCAATGCTACCGCAGGTGTCATTGGTAACCTGAGCTCCAAGGCTGTGTTCAACATCGTCTGTACTACCAGCGTTAATATCTCTGGTGCAGCTCTGTTGTCCAGCAATGTTCGTGGCGGTACGGCTGGTGTGCTTGCATCTGCTTCACGCTTCACTACTGTTCGTCAGGTCTATTCTGGCGATGCGTTTGAACTAGGCTATGAAGTAGAACTTCAAGACTCGTAATGGCTGGATTTTCTGGGCGCGTACTCCTAGAAGGTGATAGGGGAGGAGCAGAACAACTCCTCCCCAAAGCACTCGACATAGCTAATCAGCTAAACGCATGGAAAACCGCACAGAACATCCCTGCAGTCAGTAAAGCTTTTGATCTTGGTGATGGCAGCTACTGTGTAGTTGCTGACCTACAGAATATCCGCAGTCTTCTCGTTGTCTGCCCGCCTACCTTCAGTAGCGAAGTAACGCTTCCTGAGTTTGATACTGAAGAACCTCCTACTACTGGTGTAATCGATGTAGTCAGCGGGATCGTCTACTCTCCTACTCTGGTAGAAGAGGAGATATCAGCTAGCGCGATTACTCCCGGTAAAAAGGGTACCGTAAAAAAACTACTGCTCAATGGGTTCGTTCCATGTGAGTACACGGAGGAACGCTACACTGACGTTCAGCGTAGATATCGTCTGGGTGTAAAAGAGGACGCAGCCTTCTCTGCGATCGACGCAAACCCAGAACTCATTTATTCCGAACACGCTCACGTAAAACCCTCTCAATACTCTGGGGCTATGCGTAGAGTTGTTCAGCTCGTACTGGGCATCGGGCAGCTAGTGCGCCCCACATGGGAAGAGACTCAGATCAAAAACAAAACCTTAGAGAGTTTTTTGACTGATATCCCTACTGGTGAGGACGAACCTGATCCTGCTATGACCAGCGCTTTTGGGCTGTACGGCTCCAAGACAGATGGCGTTGTGACTCTGAAATGGGATTATCGCTTTGCCAGAACACATGGGATTTCATTCGACGGAGATGGAAAACCGTGGGTGATAGAGATATCTACGCGGGGTGTGCATGCTATGCGCCTGCACCTCGATCCTGTATCTACTACTAAAGACGGTCAGGAGCGCTACAAAGCAGCTAGTCCAGAATTGGCGGATTTCATAGATGAGTTTAAGGGCATACCGATAGGTACTGGCTTTCCGACTACTGTCGAATTCGAAGACTACAAAAAAGCCGGTGAGATCGTAGAACTGCTTAGTGCTGGCCAGATGAGCGACTTCTATTCCAAAGGGATGTTCAGTTCCGATATCGGCTGGTCGTTTAACAATCGTGGAAGCGAAGCACATAACTGCGCTGTTGGAACCGAGGATTTTAAATCCACCGGTAACCATTACAGAGTACGTATAAAACTAGGTAAGGAAGCGCCGTTAAAAACCAGCGGCCCGGGTGCGAGTCTAATCAGCGCATTGTCTCTGACTAAGACGTGGCAGATAAATAAAGCCAAACGCATGGCTGAAGCAGTGGCTACATCCATACTCAAACTCATTACCAGCGCTGGTGTAGAAGCGGGAATGACAGAATTTAAGGCTGTGTCTGTTACTCCGTCTATGACCGGGATAGCCTCACTTCAGTTAGTACGTTCTGGCTTCCTCTACCACCCAGCGCGGCCAAAGGGCCAGCCGCAGATCAAGTTTCCTGAACCACTCATGGGTGGTCTGGTTTCGTTTGATTTTGGTCCGTACGAAACAGGTGTTGGTATCGATAGATGTGATGCGCCGATGTTCGTGTGCCATATCGACGATGATTTAGAAGTTATCAATTACTTCTATGACGCTCGACCGAGAACAACTCCTCCTCCTGAAAACGACAGAGTTGAGTGCCAGTTTACCGGTGGATGGACGTCTACGACTTATGGAGGAGAGCCCTTCATAGCAGGTAATTTTTACAGCGCTCGCTGGGACTGGCGAGAGGAAATCGTTCCAGAGGTACGCACTACGGCGTTCAGCGGCGTGAAGCTGGGCGTACAAGGTGTAGCGGCAGCACAGGATTTCTTTTCACAATGTATAACCGTAGGATCAGAAACATCTTTTAATGTCTCTTCTAGGTCATCAGGGTACTCAGGGAGAAGTACAGGTATAGCCGCCGCTATTCCGTTCCATGCTCGCGACTGTTACTACATGGTTCGCCACGATTCAAAATTTAACACTCCCGAAACGGCCGGTTCTGGTATTCAGTCAGCCACTGGCCCGCACTCGCAGCTCTGGAGACTATACAACTTCGTTTTTCACTGGGTAGGCCGTTGTGGCGGTGAAGCCAACATCGACGCAGGGACTATAGGACCAATAGCGAAAAAATTTGGCGAGTATCTGAGTGAGTCTTGCGTAGCGGATCAGATTCCAGCGTTCTACTACGCCGTAACTCCTATGTACCCTAGTCATACAGAGCCTACGGTTGTTATGGCTCCGTGGGGTAACGGAATACTCGGGTCTGCCAAATGGCCTAATATAAAGATGCCTTCGACGTATTTAGAAGTGCTGGGATCACCCTCTATCACTCATGCCTCTGAAATCTGGATGGTCACCGGTAATAGCGGTCCCATACGTACTAAAAAAGACTCAGTGACGGCTCCGAATGCGGAAATCTATGATCTGGATTTGAGTATCTGGTGGTTTAAGTTCTCACCAGACCCTGACTCAGGAGCCATGCCTTGGATGGGAGTTACAGAATCCTGTCTAGGGAATACTATTGTGAATTATCATACCGATATGGACGGCTATGTAGTGGAGTATTACGGCGGTCCTTCATCCATGCACGCAGGCGTTATGACCTGCTATACCGGAGTCATTGAATGAGTACCGTCACCGAAACTGTTCGCGAAACAGCTCTTTTAGTAGAGCTTGAACCGCATAGTGTGTGGGTCATCGCTCCGCTGCGTGAAACAGCTGTAATCATCGAAGCAACCACTCCTGTTCCAGTTGCTTGGCTGGCTGAAGTAGCTCAATTAAACGACGCGTACTACGAAGACGTTAGCTCGCTGTTGATAGATGAGGCGCTGATCTCTTCTACTGCCTACCCACACCTCATTCGTGTGCGCTCTTTACGAGAGGTAGCTCTATTAAAGACCAGAGTCCGTGCAGGAGTTCGTTCTGAAAACATCCTGTCAGAAATCGCTCTGGTGGCTGATACCGTCGTTTCGAATACAGATGTCGCTCTAAGAGATACAGCCAAGCTCAACGACATCATCCTCCCATCGTTCAAAATTCGTCGCTCACTTAAAGAGACAGCCAAGCTATACAGCCGTGTTAGAGCTGCGGCTTATACCAACGTATCTGAAACGGCGACGGTACTGGGTACAGCTACAACCCGCCTGCACGTACGAATAAATAACCGTGAAGTAGCTCTGCTGTCTACGCTGGTCCACCCAGACGTAAGCTACCGCAACATATTGAGAGAGAAAGCCAGAGTATCTGACAGTCTCTCGATGACACTTCAGTCTGGTGGTGTGCTGCTGGACAGAGCGTACATATACGGTAGCGCTACACCTCCCTCGTATGGACGAGCGTACACCTGCTCGATTGTGACGTGGGGTATGAGTACGTTCTCGAACTACGCCTTTACTACCATAGCGGGTAAGTACGGTTCAGGAAACAACCTCTGGAAACTAGACGCTATCAACGATGCTGGTACTCCTATCGACTCTCACATATTGATGGGTGTGAAAGATATGGGTGCTGCTCAGATGAAACGCGTGTCTGCTCTGTATGCAGCAGGCTATTCCGACGCACCCCTGAATGTTACAGTCACCGCTGATCTTAATGGGCAGAAAGAATCATACGACTATGATCTCGAGTTGAGAGATCAGTCTGATTACAGAAACAACCGTACGCTGATAGGCAAAGGTCTTCGAGGGCGGTATGTTCAGTTCAAAATCGGTGCTACGGATGTTAAGTACAAGCTGCTGGCAGCTGATATCGACATCGCAGTTTCTCAGCGGAGAGTATAGAGATGACCAGTGTTACTGACGCCTTTAATCCGGAGAGCCCTCCCACAATCTCGACGTCGTTTGCGACGCGGTCGATATCGTCCAACCTTTCTGCAGGTATAGATAAAGCTACTTCGGCTGCTAACGGTACCATCTCTAAGGTCAGGACACATTTAGGTGACCTAAAAGTAGATGCTGGAACTGCGCTTGGTAACGCTACGGGAGCTATTGAAGCTTTAAGTGCGTTCAAGCCCGGTGATATTACGTTCGCGTATACGATCCCCACCTATACAGCAACGAGTCCAACTTTGCCCGGAAGTTTTTCCGGAAATACTAGCGGAAATCTTCCGTCAGCTCCTGATACGGGATCGTTTTCCTTCAATATAACGTCAGCTATGCCTGACGCTATATCAGGTCAGGTGCCTACGCTGCGGCCTATTCAGTCGTTCTCGTCTCCATCGATGAACGTAGGTGGTAAGCCCGGAGCTCCGCCAACTGAAACGATTACTGTTCCGTCGAGTCCTGACTACGTATCTCCTGAATCTCCTCCGGATTTTCAGCTGGTAGCTCCTACGCTTGAAGATATCTCTCTACCTGACATGCCCGTCGTAGAGATAGCGCAGTACATCCTCGGGTCTATGCCTAGCTTGCCTGCTCCTATTGACTTCGATCGAGGGCCGGAAGCTAGCGCATATGCTATTAAATTCGATCAAAAAGCTGCAGCCAGAACGTTCAGAGAGGCTATCAACGAGTGTCTGGTTCTGTTCTATCCGCGACTCGTTGAGCGTGAACTGTGGATGTCCGAAAATATATGGTCCTCTCGCGGACAGACGTTAAGTGATGATGTTCTGGAAGCTCAGACAACTTATGTAAGAGACAGAAGCTCGCTGCTCAATAACAGAGAGCGCCTGCAGCAGGATGTTGACCGCTTCGTTATAGCTCGTGACGCTGCGTGGACTGAAGCGAAGCAGAACCTCAGTCAGTTTAAAGACGTTCTGTTCAAAGTGAACACGATGACTTATCTGAAGACTGAGCTGGAGAAAGACGAGTTCTATGCAGGAGCGTTTGGTGAACTACTTAAATCCTCTGCGGCTCTCTATAACGGTCTGCTGGTTCAGTTCAAGCTGGAAGCGGAGCTGTATAAAGTAGGTATTAAAGCCGAGCTGGCCAATCTTGAAGCATGGAAGGCTAGAGTCAGCGCTGAGATGAGCAAGGCTAAAGTCAATCAGCAGCTTGGGCGTAATTACGAGATTGCTGTACAGGCTGAAGGTACCAAAGCTGATGTATATGAAGCTAAGGTGCAGGCGTTGATGGCTAAAGTCTCTGCCTACTCAGCTCGTATGCAGGCTTTTGCTGCACAGGCTGATGTAGCTCAGGCGGCTCTTCGTCAGTACAAAGGAGTTGTCGCTGGATACAGTGCTTCGTTAGCTGGATACAAGGCTGAGTTTCAGGCCTTCACTGCTTCGGTAAGAGCTGTCTCTTCTCTGAATCAGGTAGAAGAAGCCAAAACTAAAATCTCTATGGCAGACATGCAGGCTGCTGGTTCTGAAGCAGACTCTGCTGCCATAAAAATGCAGGTAGAATCTGAACAACTGAAACTGCAGGCACGCCAGCGAGGAGCTGAATATGAGAATCAGGCTCTTAGAAACTCTATCGAAGCTATCAATGCGCAGATACAAGCGAATATTGGTAGACAGAGCAGTGTCGTTTGGTCATCCAATATTCAGGTAAAGGATGCACAGAACGAGGCCATTGCTGCGGAAAATCAAGCTGCGGCCAGATACTTCGCGCTGGCGTCTGACTCCTCGTTCAGAGCGTCGGAGCAAGCGTTTCGTGCAATGTCGGCTGCTGTTGAATCATCGAAGATAGCGCAGAATGCTGCTGGACAATCTGCTGCGTCGGTAGCGGTGGGTGCTTATTCTGCAGTACATGTGAACGCTAACATGCAGGGTTCTGGACATATCACGGCGGGTGAAACAGAGCACGCAGGCGTTACGCTAGCTATTTCAGATCATCTGAATTACTCCAAATCTCACAAACCCTCTGCGACGTAGGTGATTTATGCCAACCGGATCTAACGGAACGGGTGACCCCTTAGCTACAACTCATATCGACGATGTCGATAAGATCATCACCGAGCATATGGGGGCCATTAAGGGGTGGGGGACAGCAGCTACTACAGCTGCGAACACTACTATTACGGGTATCGGTCAGTTAGCTCCTATAGAGATAGGTATTGTCTTCCCGTCAGAAACAACTTTTGTTGCGCCTATATCTCCTGATTCAGGCGCTGCTCCTGATACACCGATCTCTGTAAACCCGACGGCAGTGACGTTTACTCCTACGGGAAATATAGCGCTTGCTACGTCTAGAGCTATACCGAATCCTGTTTATGGCTCGCCTGTATCTGTTCCCGGCAGACCGTCACCGTCTCTGGAAGCACCTCCTACTAACTACCCTACGGCAGCTACGCTGGAGATTCCTGAGCCACCTCCGCTAACTATAGGAAGCGGGCCTGTACTGGCGCTGCCTATAGAGCCTACATACCTACCCATAGCCCCGCCTCCACTGGTACTGCCGGTGATTGTTCCGTTCGGTAAAGACGTACCCAATCCCGACGAGAGTGCACTGAATTCTTTTCTGGCTAAAGCTGAAGCTCTTATTGCTGCAGCAGAAAGTAGATTTCGTGTCGCTAAAGCCAATACGGAGGCTAGTTATTTAGAGATCACCTCGTACTACGAGGATACGATCTTCGAGAATTACAGAGAGAAACTAGCTCTCTACCGCAGCCGTTTGATGGATATTGCTGGTGTCGAGCTTGACCGCAAGATGATGGGTGAGATGAGTAACATCTTCTCGCTGTGGGCATCTCGTAACTTCTCCATCGCTCCCGGTATGGCTGTAGGTCAGAACAATACGCTGGAGGAAGAAGTAGGTAGAAAGCTTCGAGAAGTCTCTTCTGAAGTAAACAAGACCGTCGCCAAGCTGGTTGCCGATGACTTCGCTGGAGATGTCGAGTTCTATATGGGGCTCGAACAGTGTTTCGTCGAACTGCACGTATTCTATCTGCAGCAGCTGCTGGTTGAAGAGAAGATTCGAGTACAGGCGCAGATGGGTTTGTACAACGCTATGCTCGATCTGTACAACGCCAAGAGCTCTGCCATAAACGCAGATATCGACGCCTATAACACTTATGTGCAGGGTAAGCTTGAATCCATCAGTGCTTATAGCGTAGCGGTAGAAGGGGCTGCTGCCGTCGCGACAACGAACGAAGCGAAGGTATCGGTATATGGAGCACAAGCCAAACTGGTTAAAGCTCAGTCTGATGTTTTCAGTTCAGAGGTCAAAGCCAGTCTCGCGCCTATTGAAGCGTTCAAGGACAAGGTTACTGGTATAAAGGCCAACGCCGATATCATCGTGGCTAACGTTGAAGCTTATCGTGATGCTGTGTCGGGTTATGCTGCTGCAGTTGAAGCGGCTACGTCTGAGATTGATGCCTACGCTGCTCAGATACAAGCGGCTAGTTCTGGCGTAGGAGTTAGTGAAACCAATGCTCAGGCTTATGCTGCCTATGTGCAGGAAGCCGCCAAGAGAAACACCGTCTACAGAACTTTCTCGGCAGAGCAGGCAGAGATTCTCATGGCTAATCTGCAGACATTCAAAGACGCAGCCAATGTGAACGAAGGATACCTCAGAGCCCATTCAGCTAGAGTGTCTGCCGAAGCTGATGTACTCTCTTCCAGAGCCAGTGCTTTTGACAAACAGGTACGTTCTTTCTCTACATATAACAGAGCGTTAGCTGATCATAATGCCGCTACTATGAGTTATAGTATGTCGTCTTCTGAAAACGCAGCTCGCTCTTTATCGCTAACTAACCAAGCCAAAGCAGAGGCTGCGAAGGTTAGCGCGGGAGCGTTGGCAGCTAAAGCATCCGCTCTAGCAGGACTAGCGCAAGGAGCTATGAGCGCGTTGCACGTATCGGCTTCAGCACAGGGTGGTGGTACGGTTAACTCTACCTTCGGTACTGGCTTGACGCACAGTATTGAATGGGGCGGATCGACATCTGAAACTGAATACGTATCGGCTTAACGATTAAGAGGTTGCTATGGACTTTAATTTTGATTCTCTTCGCGAAAAAGCGAGCGCTTTTCGTAATAAATTCAGAGGTGGTGGTGCTACCGCTACTGCGGATGCTGTAGAAGGCGCTAAAGGTGTCGTGGGTAGAGTCGGTAGTAATTTAAAGAAAGTGAGCGGGCCAGCAGGTACCGTCGTCGCTGCTGGTATGGAAGGGAAAGATATCTATGACGTATCCCAAGACCCTTCTGCACTGCCCGTAGATACGGCAGATCAAGGGCTTCGTTCTACATATAAAGTGATGGGTGTAGGTGGAGGCGCTAAGCTAGGAGGGCTAGCTAAGGTGCCGGGAAGTTCTCTTGTAGGTATGTTCGCTGGAGGAGAAATCGGAGATATCGTTGGCAGAGGCGCTGTCGCTCTAAGGCGGCAAGGACCGATGGAACCCGATGAAGCTAACCGCTTCGTAAATATGCCTAAGGATGTGCGGGAATCTTATGCCTCTGGCGCTGATTTTAATGAATGGAAAAATCTAAACAAAAAAGCCACTGAAGCGAATGCTGCTGCTCAAAACACGCCAGCACGTGAAGGTGACGTAATGGGGCCGGACAGATCGTCTGGTTTCTCTCCCAACGTCAATCGTGTGGGTAATCGCCTGAATACGATGGGCGGTTATGTCGAGTCGAGCGATAAAGAAGGTATGGCTCGAGTTGAAGCAGGTATGCGAGGCATTCAGCCTAAAGATGGGCAGTCTTATGTCAGCAACAACTTTATGACGGTACCTGCGTATAAGACTCCTCAATCGTTGATTGATGCCAGAGAACAGCGCGCTGCTAGAGAAGAAGCGTTTCAGCGGCGTAATCGCGAGTATCTGGATACTCCAAAAACACCTACTCCTACTGGCGATAAAGAAACGGATGCGTTCAATCTGAGTGTGTACGATAAGCAGATGAGTCTGCATCAGACTCAGCTGAATAACGAAAGTGATGAAGCTTTGGGCGACACACGTCTTACTCGAGCTGGATTGGGTGGTCTTCGCGGCAAGGCTGGCGGAAAGAGTTCTAATCCAGCTAAAGACGAGCTGGATATGGCGCTGAAGCTTGATGATAGAGATCGCGATGTAGCTAAAGAGCAGCTTGAGCAGAAGAACGATCTTAGAGCTACCAAGGAAGATCTTCTGGCTTCTGCTTTTGCTATAGATGGTAAGAAAGACCCAGCTTCTGTTCAGCGTGCTTACAATCTGGTTCAGCCTCTTCTTAAAGATAAAGGTCTGGACCTAGACAAACTGTCACCAGAACAGACACGCGAAGCTCTGACGATGCTAGCTCCTATTATCAAGCTCAACAGAAACAGAAACCGGGTTTCTTCAAACCTATCTGGTAGTGAGGGCATAGGTGCCTCCAGTCTGCGCGACGCTAGAAACTACTACATAGGCAAAGGCCCGGGCGTCATGGATGCTGTAACTAGGGATGATGTGGGTTTAGGTGACATATTGCCGTGGAATAAAACTAGAGGGTCTCAAGCTATTCGTGATGGTAAGGGGAACTTGATAGGTCTGGGGAGAGATATGTTCAAGGGTGATGACGATATGATGGATGAAGACGTCATCAGACAGTTCTACGACGAAAACGGTAACCTCAGAACTCCACCAAAGGTTAACTGATGGATATAAACGACCCTCGCGCACCGCTCCCTCTTTCTCCTCTTGAGCAAGCCTTTAGAAACAGATTAGGGATCATAAACAGAACTGGAGCTGGCGAAGCTGTTTCAGCTGAAGAGCTGACACAAGCAGACCGTGATTATCAGTTCAGTGGTGGTGAGTTCGTTAAGGGGCTTCGTCGCGCTGCATACAGTGCTGGTGAGGCTACCAAAGCAGCTTATGGTCAGCTGCAAGAGCTATCCAATCCTGAGGAAGGTCTTCGTACACAACGAGCTGCTGCTCAGAGTATTCGAGACATGCCTCAGGCATGGGCCCCGCAGGTAGCTGAATCTGATGACGTGCACTCCGTTGCAGATTTTGCCAATTACGCTGCGGGTAAAGTAGGCGAAGGTGCGATGACTTCCGGTATGGCCTTAGCTGGTACAGCTCTAGGCGGCGCTCTAGGTGGTGCTAGAGGAGCACTGGTTGGCGGTACGGCTCCGCTTATTCCTATGGAAGCCGGTGGTCAGGTTCTTGATACGCTGAATGATCCTGTTGCTATGCAGCAGCCTGCTTGGAAACGAGCGGCTATGGCTGGAGCTGTGGGTGCTGGTAACGCATACATAGAGAATATAAACGAGCGGGCGCTCGTTCTACCCTCTCTGCTAGGTAAAGGTATTACCTCTGGCGCTGGTCTGGGCAACGCTTTCAAGACCGTGGGTCTAGCTACACTTCGCTCGGCTGCTGGCGAAGGTATGGAAGAAGGTCTGCAGGACCTGACGGGTCAGACTGCGCTCAAAGCCCTAAATCCACAGAGCCAGTATGACTTCGGTCAAACCAAGGAAGCGATGATTGGTGGTGCCATTGGTGGCGCTCCTATGGGCACTATGGGCGGTGCTGCACAAGCCGCTAGAGACAATACCTTCGCAGCAGTAGCACCTCCGGTAAATAAAACCGCTCGTTCTTTCGACGCTCTGTTCAGCAGACTACAGAATTCAGGAGAGCTGGGAGAAGACCTAAAGAACATGACCCTTGGAGCCATATCCAAGGCGGGTGAAGGTCTGGGTTATCTTCGTGGAGAAGGTCTGGATAATGCCGAGAAGTTCTTGGGCAAAACTGCAGAGGACGTAAACGCGTTCGTTGCTCAGCACATTAAAGACCCAGAAATCAGAGAGAAATTTACGCAGGACGCGGCCTCTCTTGGCGCTAAGACTGCGACGGATTGGGCTACATACAAGCTGCTGCTCAAGTCGGCTACTGGTCAGGAGTTCATGGAAAACGCCGGTATGGCCGCTGGCGTAGCCAAGAACCGTATAGCCAATGAAGCTCCCAGAATCTTTAAGTGGACGAGCGACGCCGTTAAGGGACTCTTCAAGGATGATACGGATCAGAAAGCCTCTATGGAGGGTTTCAAACCTGAGCCCATCCTTAACGGGCTGAAGGCAGTTCACCCAGCTCTGAAAGACCTCATCGAGCAGAAGGGTTCTACGATTATCGATAAGAGAGATCTGGCTCAGCTGTTCTCTATGGCCGCTAGTGATCCCGCTCAATACACACCAGAAGCTCTCGAGAGAAATCCAGCCAGTGCCAATATCGCCAAGGCATGGGAAGACAGCACTGGTACCGATCTGTTCTCTGTAATCAACGCCTATAACAATAGAGAGAACAATGTAGCTACGCACAAGATTACTAAATCAAATATCGAAGCGCTGGCTGTTGACCAAAAACTAGGCACTGAAGCTGTACCTGTTCTTCAGGAGTTAGCTGGCACTCGTTTGGAAGACATGTCCGACGATCAGGCCGGTTTGTTGGAGATGTTAGCTAGCAAGACCGATCTATCTCCTGAGGAGCTGTACGCGCATCTATCAGTAACCAGCGACGACGCTCTGAAACAAGCAGAACAGGCTAAAGCCGGTAAGCTGCATGCTAGAGATTACTCTGCCGCCGCAGACGAAAGTTCTGTCGATACGGACGGGTTCGATAACTCTGGGGGTTTCTTCAAACCAACTGAAAGTGACGAGCTGCTCGATGAATCCGGCCAGACTAACGGTCTGTACGATCAGGACGGCAACAAAGTCGATCTGGAAGAAACCGCGCTGTCTCCATTCAATTCCAAAACCATAACCGAGTCTCTCGCTGATCCTCAATACAACAACAGTAAAAACACGCAGTTCCCTGTACGAGTTTCTGGTGAAGGTGTTGAAGAGTTCGCTAAAGAGCTGGGTAAAGAGCTGAACGAAGACGGGTCTTTGTCGTTGGATATAAATCCAATGTCTCTGACCAACATGGCAGCTACCGAAGACAACCGTGGTGCCTTCCACAGTTATCTAAGCGAATACAATGAAAAGCAATCGCCTGACCAAAATGCGTTCAATCGTTATGGCAGTCTGGTCGCTACTCTTGCTGATCTGGGCATCGACCACAACGGTAATCGTCTAAAAGTCGAAGTACCTGAAGACGCCTTTCTAGGCGGTAAGGTCATCAATAACAAAGGCGGTGATCCCTTCACTATTCGCAAGGCTACTGAAAGCCGTAAAGGTGGATGGCCTACGTCTGCCAAGCTGGCGCAGATGTCTAAAACTGCAGATAAGTTCGAGACTCTGAGCGCACTCAACGCTGAGATCAAAAATGTTCAGAAAGCCGTAAATTCAAGTAGGGCGGGTACAAAAAAGTACGCGAAGCTTGTTGGGCAGTTGAATCATCTGAATTCTCTAAAGAAGGGGATCAAGGATGAGAAGGCTTTTGCAGAAGCCAAGAAGAACTACCCAAAGAAAATCAGAGACACTCGTGTTCGAGAAGAAGACAGCATACTGAATTCTGCTTTCCGTAGCGGAGCTATCTCTGAACAAGGTCTTCAGCTCATCGGACATGCTTACAACATTCAGGACGCTAATCTCGAGTCTTCTGAAATATTAGCGAGAGAGAAGGCGCGTATTGAGGCAGGAAAATATACAGACGAAGAACGCGAAGAGCTCGCTACCAGAAAGAAGAATGCTAGGAAGAAATCTCCTGAACAGATAGAAGCTGCGTTCAAGAAAGCGAAACTCAAAGATGCGAAGAAGGAATACGATACTAAAGCCATCGATTCCAAAGAAGCTGCTACCGGACGCCAGATACTAAAAGATCTTGGAATACCCATGATCGAAGGTCGGAGGAATTTCGATCTAGACGGGCTGCTATCAGAAAAAGACGTAGCTGAACTGGGCTCTGGTAGTGACTCAGTAGATACTGCTGCTGGACAAGACCCCACTGCTGACGAGCGTGCTGCAGGAGAAATGGAGGAGTATAGAAAGACTCCTATGCACAAGGAGACTGCTGCGCGTGCTAGAGCCAATAGAAAAAATACCAAGGGCGAGAAGATCTATCCGATCCAGCTGGAACGAGTAGATGAGTTACGTAAGCAGATCAGCGAGGCTAAAACACTTAAAGACTTGTCGGGCATAAAGCTGAGTAATGAAAGCAAGCTTATTCCAGAAGAGAGGAAGGAGCTGCTGAAGGCTCTGACCGATAAGAAGAAAGAACTAGGCGGTACTCAGAAACAGAAGCAAGAGCAGAAACCATTCTTCAACCCTTTCCAGCTGGACGAACTGGACGATGAAGGGCTCTTATTCGAGATAGCTGAAGCAATCAAAAACGGAGATACTGCTAGATTAGAGGCGCTAAGGGCAGCACAGGCTAGAAGACAGCCTAAGGCTCCTGCTCAGGAAGAGAAACAAGAGCAGAACTCCGAAGCTGAAGTCGTTCCCGCGAAGAAAGCTAGAGAAGAGCTAGCTAAAGCCAAAACTGTACAAGAAGTACAGGCGGTAATTGAGAACATCAAGAAGACTACCCAGCTGCGTAAGGGAACGATGCAGCAGCTGCTTAGTATGGCCGATAAAAAGATCGCCAAGATGGAGCTGACAGATCGGCGCTATCTCGCAAAGGCTAAGGAAATCGTCAAGGAATGGATCGCTAAATACGCGCCAAACATGGACCTTACGATTTCTATCAATCGTGAGATTCAAGGATATGGGCAGCAGCGTTTTGATGTCGATACCAATAAGAACTACATCGAGCTAAACCCTACTAGGCTGCGTGGCCTTCGTACCGCCACTACGTTAGCGCATGAATTCGGCCATGCTCTGATGTACCACATATATCTGTCAGCAGATCAGTCTGTGAAGGATGCTATCTACGCTCAGTACGAAGCAGATTTGGCTGCTTTCAACAGCGGTTCTCAGACGCTATTCGAACTGGGTGAGAAGTTCTCAAACCCAGCTGCTATGCAGGACATCATGAATAGCAGCAAGATGGATGAGGTTGGGTCTGGTAAAAAATTCGCTGAAGCAAACGACGCCCGTAACAAACCGGGGTACACCCTATCTTTCAGCGAGTGGTTTGCTAATCAGTTCGCTAAACATGCGGTACAAGAGAAAGTTGCGGGTAAGGTTTCTGTAAAAGAAGCCGGTTTCTGGAACAAAGTCACCGCAAAGATGCGGCAGTTCTTTGATGACGTGATCGCGGTGATGCAGCCATCTACTACTTTCAAACAGTGGGTAGATAGTCTGGCTGCAGCAAACGATCAGAATGAACAAGCTCCTCCCGGAGGAGGTGAGCCTACTAATCTCTTTGGAGAGCAGGGAGAAGGAGAAGAAGAGGGAGAGGAAGCTCCTCCCGGTGGGGGTGAGCCTACTGATCTATTCGGTAACGAACCTCCAAAGCCTCCGAAGTCTCCTAAAAAGGGTTCGAAAAAAGGGCCGTGGGAGTACAGCAAAGCTCAGAAGGCTTTCATTGCCAGAGTAGAAAAACTGCTAGGACATAGAGTAGCCGTGCAGTTCGAGCAAGTGCTCGAGAATCAGGCTAAAGGTGAGTACGTCAATATCAAGGAAGCGATAGAAAACGTAACTAACGAAAGAAGAAATCTTGTAAAAGAACTCAAACAGAAACCTGAAGATCGTGAATCCAAGCTAACTGACGCTCAGCTTAAGGCAGGGATCGATCGCCTGCTTAATGAAGAAGAGCGGCTTACCAAAGATCAGGCACTGCTCGGTGTAATCAAGCTGGCTGCGGGTGCGGAGAAAAACATCGCGTTAGCTGATCATGAACCAGTTCATGCTGCCTTCCAGTTCTTCTTCAGCACTGATGAAAGAAGGATTCTGGCTACTGCCTTCACACAAGGACCGGTAGCTAAGAAGCTGCGCGATTACTTCAAGAACGACAAGGCTGTTCTGAAGCAGTTGGAGAATGGTGAAGAGGCTGCAGCTTATGGTTTTCAGTTGTGGGTAGCTGATCCTTCGATACTGAAGGTAGGTCCGAAGACTGAAGGGCTCTTTCAGAAGATCAAAGACTGGATCTACAGCATCCTCAGCATCATGGACAACAACATGAAGGCTGAGATGATCATGCAGGACTTCGCTAGTGGTGAAAGAGCCAAGCGAGGAGCCACTCCATTGCAGAGGGTGTTGGACAGGAATATGACCTCTGGAGAGAAGGCTCTCAAAGTCGGTAAGGACGCTCTGTTAGCTCTGGAGAAACTCTACGATGTGATCTTCACCTCGGTGTACAACCGTCTGAATAACTCAACCATCCCTCCTCTAGCCCGTATAGCTCAGCTGGGCTATCAGGCTACAGGTATGGATGGGAACGAAAGCGGTATGGTTCAGCGCATGCGTAACGAGACGCAAGCGTTTCAGAACAGAATCAGCAAGATTCTGGGCGACTTGACTGAAGAACAGCAGCTGGCAGTACACGATGCACTGATTGCTGGGCGCATTCCTACAAACGATCCGCTCGTAGCAAACAGAGCCAAGGCGCTGCGTACGTTCTACAGCCAAGTGCTGGCGTACCAGAAAGACGCAGGTGTGATTCTTGGAGAGATCAAGAACTACTACCCGCTAGCTTTCGATCCGGAGAAGGTGGCTGCAGACAAGGAAGGTTTTCTCAAGATGCTCAATCAGCCCAAGTACAAGCAGTACATGGATACGCTGATGAAGACTCCGGATGAGCTCTATAACTCCATCGTCTCTTATCTGGAGAGAGGAGAAGATCTGGTTAACGTCATGGGTGATGAAAATGAGCCCATGGCTGCTCATACTCGCACGCGTACTCTGGGCTTTCTCGACGCAGCCGATCGCCGCAAGTTCATGGAGGATGATCCAGTACATACCGCCACGCGCTACATCAAGCAGGCAGTACGTCAGGCTGAATTCGTACGCACTTTCGGTAACGGTGGTAAGAAATTCAACGCACTGATCAAAGAAGCGCAGGATCGTTACGGCGCTACGCCAGACGATCTGGCTCTAGCCAAGAATTATCTTGATGGCCTGATGGGCAACAAGGAAATTGGTATGAGTAGAGAGATGAAGGATCTGATGGGAGTGATGACTACTTACCAGAATATCCGTCTCCTACCTCTGGCTATCTTCTCGTCGCTCGTTGATCCGCTGGGCATCGCTATCCGCACTAACAGCGTGACGGCTGGGTGGGACGCCTTTACCTACTCGTTGAAGAACATGTTCAAGGAGTGGCATGGAGAGTACACACGAGATCAGTGGGAGCAGATCGCTCAGGACTGGGGCATCATCGCTGACTCAGGTACGGTGATCAACGCCTACAACCGCTATGACGGCATCACCATGTCAGGCAAATTGAAGGATATCAACGACAAGTTCTTCAAAGTTAACCTGCTGAGTGGATGGATACGTAACAACACCATCATGGCAGTCAGAGCGGCGAATACCTTCCTGCAAAGAAGTTCTGAAGACTTCTTTGGTAAGGAGCAGAGTGCTCGTTATCTGGAGGAGCTGGGGCTAGAAAAACCAGACATCATGTTTGATGAAAATCTGGACCGGTTAGCGCTTACGGCTGATGAAATCAAGGCGCTGAATCCGAAGATGACTATGAAGCAGGCTAAGGCCACGGAAGCCAAGTTGAGGAACGCTATGGAGAAGATAGTCCACCAGAGCCTCCTGAACCCCTCTAGCGCCGAATTGCCTGCATGGGCTAGTAACCCCTACCTCGCACTCATTTCGCACCTTAAACAGTTCGTGTGGAGCTTTCAGGCGGTAATCATCGATCGTCTGACACACGAGATGTCGCATGGCAACTTCAAACCGGTTTTAATCGCTTCTCTGTATGTGCCGGGAATGATTGCTGCAGACTTTGCGAAGGACATGATCGCCAATTCAGGTGAGGAACCACCTTATAAGAAAGACTGGGGTGCAGTCGATTACATGAAGAGAGGCGTAGAACGGTCAGGTCTGACCGGTGTAGGTCAGTTCTTCATCGACTCGCAGCAGGATGTTGATTGGGGCGGTGGTGGGTACGAAAGCTTCGCAGGTCCTACACTGGGACAGATGCGTAAAGGACTCAAGGCTGTAGGCAGTGATGATCCGGAGTCAATGCACAAGTGGATCGTGGAAGCGTTACCAGCATACAAGCTGTACGATCAATGGCTGTAGTGTTGTGAAGTTGTAGTTTCTAAAACGGACCCCAACAGTCGCTAGAGCAGGCCCGACATGGCTTGTTGTGAAGTTGGGGTTTTTTCACTCGCTAAGTCATATATAGAAAAACATTTTTTCTATTTTTTTACATTTTTGTATTTCTATAGTGAGTAAGCTAAAAAAAGTACAACATACAACAAATATATAAGAAAGCTAGAGATGGTAAGGGTTTGAGGGTGTTGTGATTCTGTTGTGATTCTTATTTTCGCCAGCTGAAAATCACAACATCACAACACTTTTTAGCGATTTCGGGTGTGTTAGGTCTGTTGTGGTTTTTTCAAAGACAGCAGAAAAAGGGGCTATTCGCAGCTCTTTGAGCAAAAAAAATCACCCTACTGGGTGATTCTGGCCCTTACGCGGGCAGCGTTGATGACTTCACCTCTTACGAGAGTGAACTTGAGAGCGTCTTTGACGGTGATGGCGTCATTGTCGACGCCGACATGGATCAGACGATCAGCCATGGTTGCAAAGTCTGAGAACGGCAGCGCTATACCTTCGTTCCAGCCTGTGTTTATGATGACCCAGTTCTCTTCTTCATTCATTGGTCCATCCCTCTATCTCTTCGAGCAGTAACGACAGACGTCTGTAAGCGAGGTCTGGCGCTTCGTTGTCGATCGTCTGGTTGATTGTCTTGATTGCTTCGATTATGTAGTTCAGTTTTTCTTGCGCAGTCATTGTTTTCTCCGTTAAAGCCATCTGTTCTGTTTGAGCACTATGTCGATTTCGTTCAGAGACTTCTGAATGCCTTCACACCAGCACTTTTCAGCTTCTAGATTGTTGAGGAGAGTCTGAACCAATCGATCTCGTTCCATCTTGGCTGCAGCTTGCCATGCCGCTAGAGCTAGCCCATTCTTTGAAGTGTAGAGCTGGTAGTTCTCTGCATACCACTCATCGAAATCGATCATTGTTCTCTCCTGATTGAATAGATGCCGAGATATCGCTCTCGGCAAGCGTCCTTCACCCTCAGGAGGTGATCTTAAACAGCATGACCGTATGCACGTGCATGGCGTGTCGACTGTTCTTTCATGTGAATGCGCACCTTAAGATTGTCAGCGATGTCTTGATGCTGCACAGGAGTGTTGACGCTCAATATACGAGCTCTACGTAGCTTCTTATCTGCGGAGCGCATGTACGACTGGATCTGCTGAAGGTTTTGGGATGGAAGGAGAATTCTATAGAAGTCTCCATCTTTTTTCAGGTATTTGCCCTCCTTGAGTAGAAGATCACGCAGATACTGAGTGATACCTACTTCAAGCAGAGCAATCTGTTCGAACTCCTTCATCGTACCGACTGCGGGAACCTCTATATCGGCAAATGAAAGGATGTCTGTTCTTCTGATTACAGCTCCATACTGGTCCAGTTTATTTGCTCTGAACCAAGAGACGATGTCTTCTCTAGTTTTCATCAGATGGTTACCTCTGCAACAGAACGACCGAAGGTAGGACGGAAGTCACCGAAACCACCGTACTTGGCCGAGTATTCAAGCAAAGCCTTGAGGTCAGATGGATCGATCTGAGTGTTTTCAAATTCAAGTTCAGTCTCAAAAGACCAGTCTTTGAAGATAGGCATGGACTTCATGATGCGTACCTGTCCTTGCTTCACGTTCATCTGATAACGAAAGCGAGGATTGCCTACGACATCATCAAGCGTCTGAACAACATCCTGTCCTTCGTAGTTAAGCTTGATCTTTGGAGCGGTAGTGAATACCGAGCCGCGAATCTTATCTTTCGCGAGCTTCTTAAGATTAAAGCCGTTCTTGCACAGAGCTGCTAACAACCAAGTGCTAGGAACGAACACGCCATGATCGTCAGACCAATGGACTTTGGAACGAACTTCAAGATCAGCCAGATGCCTGTAATCTTCGTCAGTACGACGAGTTTTCTTGGCGTTAATCTTGGCTATCTCTTTAGCAAAGGGATTGAAACGATCCACCGTCTGCGGATTACTCATCAGCAGAGGTTGGATACCGGAAATTTTTACGTTAATAGATTCAATAGACATGATGATTTCCTGAGTTGAAGTGATAAAGACATTGCATTTAATTTACTATCGATGCGATGCATGGCGGAGCAAATCAATTATTGAAAGCTCACCCAGATGGAGACTCAGAGAGTCTCGCACTGGCTGAATTCTCAGCTCACTTGCTTTCGATGCTATGTTTTGCGGTTCTTGTATTTGCACTATCTTGCATCTGATGGGAAAACCCACCCAAATAAGGCCCATAAATGGGCCTGTATTGGCTGAATTCTCAGCGCGTTTTCTTTAATTGCATTGCGCTACGATGTGCAGCTCTGGCCTTCTGTTCGCTATTTTGCGCTGTAAATGGGTGACCCTCGGAGATTTTGATCGAACTGTCCATCCCAAAAAATAAGATAGAAAGTAAGGCCGAGGGTCATTAAAGGGTGGAGTAGCTACCCGACTTAACTCGTCAATCCGAGTCCGGTTTTTATACCGCCATCGCAACAGGATTTCGTATCGTCATACGCAGTGCTACTCCGTAAAGGGTGGGCGACAGTCGTTTTGTGAACCCTTGGTTAAAAGGATTTCCGCCGCCCATTAAGCTTGCGAACATTTTCTGACTATATGTTCTATCTCTTTTGGGACTTCTGCTCGAATCTGCAGAAGATTAAAGATACACCATGACAACGCCGATTTAGCTTCGTCATTTGTTGGATTTTTTATGAGAGCACGTCTTGAATTAACTAAAATTTCTTCGATATTCGCGATCATACTAACAATCCACCGTTGCTATAAGGATAAGAAGTACAACAGCTGCTGCTATCAATTCCATCAGTGTTCCAAGTAAGAAATGTTCTTTATTGTCTTGTCCCAGCAGGCTCGACAAGAAACACACTTGTTGTTCTGTAGATGAGCGGGACACATGTAGCCGATAGGAACGCTGTCCTTATGGACCGTAGATGTACACAAAGAAGTTTGAGGAGGTTTGCCATCAACCATCGCTACGCTGATACGCACGATAAGGTTGTCTGGAAAATCACCGAAAAGACGTTCATATGAATTAACTATCTTTCGTTCTCTTGTAGGAAGCCAGAAAAGAAATTCTGGTAAGCGTCGAGCAATAGAAACAATATTCACTAAATGAACAAGGGAGACTAAGTCTCCCGAATCATGCCAGCGAAAATGTTTTTCTCGTTTGCGTCCTATCAGCTTAACCATATCATCGACCCAGTTCGGACCTTCTATGGACGCAAGACGAAGAGCTTGGGCCTGTTGTACAACAGGCATTACATATCGTCCCTTTAACGCGTAACACTTGTTGCAAACAGACCCGGGTATTTTAGCCAATTCACTACCAACCTTACAAGACGTAAGAGCTGGTAGGCCGTAGCCAAAGCCCGGCATCTTGGACGGTTTAGATAAAGAACCAGTCATGTCACCACCAGTAAGGAGTTGGAACACCTTTGTTCCACTGAGCGAATTCTTTGGATTTGTAATAAGCCCTGTACGCCTGTACAGGATCAGAGCACTTGTACTGTTCAGGCATGGCCAATACGAACGGAGTAGGACCGATGTGATGCATCTTTTCTGTTATCAGTGTTTCATTGTGTTTTATTACGTGTTTTATTACTTCCCACGATTTGTGGTTGTGATCCTTGTTATATCTAACGCGGTACTGGTTGTTGAGCTCCTTGGCTAGGTAGCTCAACCAGTTGAGATTTTCTGAACTAGCCCTAGCCCATACAGAACAAGGATGGTTCAGATGCGAAGTCTTGTAGGGAGATACACCACCAATATGATTAATGGTAGTGCAGATCATCTGAGCACTCTCGAGCAGCATTTTTGAGACATGCTTGTCGCAGTGCATCATGCCTGCAAGACGTGGGTTCTGATCAAGGACAAAGATATTCATCGTGATTAAAATGAGCAATTTTGTCAGTAATGTCTTCAAGCTGAGCTTCGCTAAGTAGCGGAGAGATATCCACAACTACTCGCTTAACAGCTACCCATTTACCGTCGATCATGACTCGACCACTGGTTTCGTATTCGACAGACTCGATTTCGATCTCGCCACCCTCTTCTGGGTAGCAGTCCTCAGGAGGTCCGGATATATAAGCTGGAATGTATGGAGTACCGCTGTACTCAACTTCCACAGTGTCGTTATTAAGTGTGTATAGATAACCCATAAAATTCTCCGGATATGAAAAAGCCGCTCTGCAGCGGCTTCGTTGTTAGCTTAGAGCGTCTATCTCGTTGGGATCAAACGCTAGAGTTCCGAAATACATAGGCGAGCTGTTAGCTGCGTTAAGTGCTTCGGTTCGTGAGGTATGGACCTTTCCTGACTTGATCACTCCATCCTTCTTATAGAGATTGATGAAGAGCTCTTCTTGCGTAGGCTCCATAAACAGATCAAGAGACTCTTTAGCTACAGAGAGCCCGTCTGTATTCCAGCGACCTAGAATCGATCGTCCACCAGAGGTGTGGATTACTCCGATGAGTGATTCTTCATCATCAGAGAACGTACGCAGCTGAGATACACACAAGCCGCTGCGAGTACACACATCAGCTCCGTCAAGAGCTGATTCAAGATCAAATATATTCATGAACTATGACTCCACATTCTGCAAACAGTTGATTAGCTCGGATAGCATGATCTGTCCATCGCGAGTCTTGAGGGATACTAGGGGCAATAACTTCTCGAATTCCGGACTGAACAATCGCTCTCGCACAGTCCATGCAAGGATAGAGTCCCGATAGGATAAGAGTTGAGCCTTCGAGAGGCACTCCGATGCGAGCAGCGTTATAGATGAGATTCCTCTCAGCGTGTTCAAACCAAAAATACTTTTCTGGTCTGACACATTTAACCGCGTTCGTATCGTCGCACCCCCTCGGCATTCCGTTATATCCCATAGCACGGATTTCCCCTGCGGGGCCCAAGGCAATGGCACCAACTTTTGTGCTGTCATCTTTGGAAAGAGAAGCCACCGCCTGAGCGATGGCTATAAATTTACGATGCTTCGGATTCATGTGGTTCAAATAGCTTGAAATAGACAGCTGCCTGCTCTACTGAGAGCCTGTGCTCGTCTTCAGTGATGCCTGCAAGCTGAATGATCGAAGAAGTGATCACTTGCGTACAGTCTTTTACACTTTCGAACTGCTCTTCTGGCACATATGAATTAAGCGCCATTAGATTTATACCAGCTATGGTGTACATGGTGATGCGCTCACCATGCTTCTCTGTAAGATTTCTAAAAAATTCATCGCGAACTTCATTCAGGTCTTGGGTCATGAGTAAGTCTCTTGGGTCTATGAGTAGTTATTTCGTACGTCATGAACAGAGCCAGAGCGGTTCCGTAGATGAGGCGCGTAGTTAGGTTAAGGAAACGTAAGAAGCGCAAAAATTTCATGTAAACATGAGTCTCTCTGATAAATGATTGGCGATTTGTTGTTTGTCTAGCCATTCAGTTTCAGCAGCTAGCACGTCGAGCACCTCCCAGTCTTTGTTTTCGATGATGATTGAACCTTTGGGTGTTCCGAGAAGAACAGCCGTGTTGCGCCCTTCTGTATATCTGTCAGAGAGCCACTTCCGCTGAAGAGGACTGAGGATTTTGTATATTCTGATGGGTACATGTACGGGAATAGGGTTAACGAACTTAACTTCAAGCCAGAGATCATCAGCAGTGCCAGATAGCCATAGATCAGGTGTTCCGCCTTTAAGCGGGTTGTACATCTTTTCAACATAAAGTCCTCTCGGTAGGAGTTTAAGGATTGATCTGTAATAGACGGTTTCAGGCTTGCTGCTCATTCTTAATATGTGCCCGGATATGTTGTAGATGTAATGCCTGATTTCTTGCATCGTCTACGGCATTGTGTGGAATGCCTACAAAGGCTGGTTTGGGTACATATGGAAATGCAGCCTTCATAGTTCGGTAGCAGCGGTTGTTTCTATATCTCCACGGAAGTGGATAATTTTTCGATCGATAGGCATCAGCCAATATGGCGTTATCGAAATCAGAGCCATTGCCCCACACAAAGTCAGTGGGAGAAATGAACTGAGCTAGTTCACGCAGCACTATCGATGGGTCTTCTCTAGTCTGAGAAAGAAGTGCATTGCGTGCTTCATCGCTTTGCCCTAACCACCAGAACAACGTGTCTTCAGAGATCGTGCGCTTATCGAGCCTGATCTGATCAGCTATGCTGAGATGAGCAGAAAAGGCTGGTCCGAATGAATCGATTTGATCGATATCGAAACGAACAGCGCCTATAGAAAGAATGACTGATGATGCGGATACATCAAGAGTCTCTATGTCGAGCATGACATCATTCATCATTCAACTCCTGTATAAAAATATCGATAAATCTATGCATATCAGTCCCCAATGCTAAGATTTTGCCTAATTCTTTACGTAACTCACCCATCGATCGATGGTAGTAAGGCGTTAGAAATTCTCGATAGGAAGTGCCTTTAAGGTGATAAGCGATATCGGCGTGAACCAATATATCCAGAATTTTTAAAGCGGCTGTAGAGTTCATAGGCGAAAAAAAATCCCCCGGGGTTACCGGGGGAAAAGGTCATCTATTTCTTACCTTCTGAAAAACCAGATACATCTGGCTCAGCCATGACTCGACGAAGAGCTTCGTCCTTGCGAGCGAAAGTCTCCATGATCTTGGTATTGGGAGCAACCATCTCGAATCGTATGGACGGATAGTCTGATTTGGGATCAAAGTAGAACTTGGTGACGACAGTCTGGACCGTAAGCTTGGTCTTGTCCATCACATGGTTAACATACTTGTTAAACGCAGTGAGAGAAGTCGGTGAGACGTTAACAACCATAATCGGATGATTCTCCTGATCGTCAGCAGGAACTACACCGATGACCACCGTATTCTTACAAGCCTTGCCACCACCTGTCGGGCTAGAGCCAAACTGATTCTGCTGACAAGACGCACAGTCATCAGCCTGAATTTTAGGAGAATTGACTGATGGAACCAGATCTCTCGAGTTCTCAGAGATAGCGAAACACGCTGGCGGTACAACTTCTTTAGGATTGTAACGACCCAGATAATAGTTATTGCGAAAAGCGAAGTTGACGATAACTGCATCGAACTCGTCGACTAATTCGTCAGATTTAGGAAACTGAAATTTCTTATTCTGAGAAACACGGATAACATCAGCCTCGCTATTGTTACCTAAACGAGCACGCTCAAGATCGGCTTGAACTTTAAGCTGCTCAATAAGCTCAGCAGGCAGCTGAGAGTGGATAAGTGAAATATCAGTAGACATGGTTATACCTCAGTGAAGCTAAGTTTGCGTTTTACGAAAGGGACTACACCATCAACTTTTTTACCGAGGCTTAGAAGTTCTCTGTAAGCAACGACAGTTGGGCGTTTCTCGAGAAGATGAAAGTAACGGTTGTCATAGATAAAGTCATAAAACTGATCCCAGTTTTCTACATGCGGATACGTAGCTTCGTTTATCTTTACTTTCATATGATTGCTAACGGACTGCTGAATACCTTCATCGTCCATAGCATGCATTATATCTGATTCAACCAGCGCTATCCCTTCAGTAATCTCCTTGAGCTGACGCTCAAGAGCTTTTTTCCTCTGGACAAGAGTGCCCAGAGACTCAACAAGAGTCGATAATTTCATAGATGAATACCTTATTTTGAGTAGTTATGAGCGAAACCACCTTCTGCTGCTAGAGGAAGATCCATGCACCATTCGGATGGAGTCGTCATTTCTTTATGCATCATGGCTAGAGTACTCTCTGCCAGATGATCTGGAACAACCACCACGATTTCATCGTGAGTAGTCGTAACGACGCGGCCAATACCTTTAAGATTGTCAGAAATCTTAAGGAGCTGATCCGCAATTATTATTCGAGCTAACGCTTGAACAATATTCTCTGTAAGAAGACCTCCATAGATCTTCTTGAACTTGGGTTCTGCCTTTCTGTTCTCTTTGTCAGAACAGTGCGTGTAGTTACCTTCATCTCCTGAGAGATTCGGATACTGTAGGTGCATACCATTGGGTAGCGCTATACGAAATTCTTTCTTGGTAGACAGAAAGTCGTTAGGTCCAAACGGAGCTTCAGTCTCGAGAGACAGATTGAGCAGGACAGTACTATCGAGATACTCCCAGAGATCGACAATCTTATTACGAGCCAGTCGATAGGAGTTAACGATTCGGTAGCATTCAGCTAACTCGATATCTACTACAGGACCCATCGCTCCTGATACGAGTGTCGTAAAGAACTTGGGACCACCCATACCATAGCCAAGACCGAGAATAGCGATCTTGCCGATGAAGCGTTGATCTTTAGTAACTTCTTCTACAGGCACGTCATAGATCTGAGAGGCCATGTACTTGTATACATCTCGACCTTCTCTGAACAGCTCAAGCAGCTCCTTATCCTGAGCAAGCCATGCAGTTACGCGAGCTTCAATCTGACCTGAGTCCACTACAACGATCGAGTGTCCATCAGGAGCGAGGATAGATTGCCTAAGCTCACCACCTCGTTTCAGATTCTGCATGTTCATTGAGTTGCCAGCACTCCACCTGCCGGTATGAGCTCCGTAGTATTTGAGTAATACGGGAAGCTTCCAGCCATTCTCACCTGCGGTAAGAAAGCGAAGTGCGCGTGTCTCACCGATTGTAGACTTAGCGGCTAGACGCGCGTTGACTAGATCACGAACTGCTTCAAATTCATGATCACGGAGTTTCTGAAACTCTATGTCATTCTTGGCAAACGCCCACGTCTGCTTGCCTGTTCGTAATGATTCTTTCTTGGGAGGAGTAGCACCTAGAGCGACAAGCGCTTCTGCAAATTTGTTAGCTGATGACAGATCATCGATCGATGACTTGGTCATAGCTATCAAGCGTTTCTTCTCTTCAACCTCATTCTCAAGCTCGCGCTCAACTCGAGGTATGTCTACCTCAAGCAGCGGGTCACAGAACATACGGATTGTCAGATCGATCAGGTCTAGCTCTTTCTTGGGATAGCCCAGAATCATCTTGTCGTAGATGCGCTTAGTCAGCTCAACGTCTTCAGCGCAGTACATACCTAGACCAAGCATTAGCTCTTGATCCAGATCACGTACGCCTTTGGTCTTGCCTAAAACATCAGGAATCTTGTTACCAAGATTGTAATAACGAGCTACTTCATCGAGTCCCGCACCGATCTTCGTTGAGTGGAGCGCTCGAGCCATCGATAAGGTATCGAGATAATATCTAGGCACAATGCCATAGTGATGAGACAGAATAAAGCCATCGAAAGCGGTATTATGACAAAGAAGGTCAACAGTACTCCAGTCAAAAGAACTAAGAGCTCGGTCAACGAATCTATCAGGAAACCATACAGTTTTTTCATCGTTTACTTTAATACCTACGCATTGAACCTTAAACTCTGGGTGACGAATATACTCGCTAGTGTTTATCTTCTTGTTGCGTAATGAATAGGTTTGGCTGAAATAAGTTTCAAAATCAAGAGTTAGCAGCATATATAGTAGGGAGCTCCTGAGAAAGTATTGATGCGATCTGCTCTGCGATTAACCTATGTTCTTTCTGCGTATCTTCTTTACAACGAAGATCAAGATAGTGAAGCCAGCTGCGGATGGTACCGTTCATGTACATACGAGTAGGCGTCAATCCTTCAGGAAGAAGAGCACGCGCTTGCTCCTTGGCAATACCTGCATCAAGTGCTGCGAAGTATGCTTCTTGAGTAATGTCATGCACCGTCTTCTGAATATCTGACCAGAGCGAAACCATGTCGCTATTGCTAGTCTCGATACTGCTCTGCCTGTTAGTTATGCCCTGCAGCCGACATTCTCTGTGAATCGTAGCAGGCAGCTCTTTAATCGAAGCATATCTTTGAGAGAATTCCTGAAAAGAAAAGCTTCTGTGACGAAGGATCTGACGAGCAATATCTCTTGTCGTGTTGATCTCAAAGACTGCATTGGCCATCTCGAAAGGTGACCAATGCTTGTGTCTCATCATGTAGCGGATAAGTTCTTCGATGTCTTCGCTATTTTGATTTTTAGGATTGCTTACACGAGCCATGTGAGCAATCAGATCTTCTGCGTTTGGAGTAATCCAGATTAGTTTTACACTCATTTATCCTTCCTTGCTCTATCTATTTCTTCTACCATTTCAACAAAAGCTGGCCATTCCTCTCTATCGATTAGTACTGAACTACTACCGTCCAAGATAGTTACTGTTACCCATAAATCGTCGTCTTCCATAACGATAACAGTGTCGTCATGTCGATAGAGGGTTCCATGACGAGTAGTGAGTGAAGCTAATTTACTCATAGTTGTTTTAACAGCTCATTCATTTGTATTCTTTTATTCTGCAGCGCCAGCCAGACCTTGTCTTCCAACGTATTCTGAGCGACGACCATTATTGTTTCTGTTTTTTGGGTTTGTCCTGCTCGATAGATTCGCTTGATTCCCTGTTGATAATGTTCAAGATTGTAAGTGGGACTAGCCCATATTGTGGACGTACCTCGTGTTAAGGTAAGTCCATGTGCACCAGACTGCGGATGAATGAACGCTACTTTGTAGAGCCCTTTCTGGTAGTAGTCGATGTCCTGATTTCGGACTGAGGCCGATACAGAGCCGTCGATGATACAGTGCGTAATTCCACGAGCAAGTGCTTTTTTCACAAGCTGCTCACGTTGATGTTTCCAAAGGAAAAATACTACGCAGTGCTGACGTTCTTCGATCAGATCCATGATCAGTTCGTAGCGAGCTTCGTCTACCAGATGATATTTTTCATCACTTGAGTACACAGCACCTGAAGCAATCTGCAGCAGCTTGGTAGTGACTGCAGCTGCATTGACTGCGGTGATCATCTCCATCGAGTCGAGGATGGCTAGCTGATCCTTGCGCATCTCGTCGTAGACCTTCATTTGCGTAGGAGTCAGATAGTAAGGCACTGCATGCTCGAAGTTCTCTGGAATGTCGATGCACTTTTCGAACTCATGACGGATGGTTACATCTTCCACCAGCTTGGCTACAGCATCAGCTGCACCGGGGCGATCTTCCCACTTCATCATGGTAGCGAGCGGTCCTACCTGTTTAGGAATACAGACCGCATTTCTGAAAGCGAAAAAACTGGGCCCTAATCGGGCCCCGTCATCGATGATGAACATCTGATGCCATAACTCCGTGATGGAATTAGGCGTCGGTGTTCCATTCATTACCAACCGATACGTAAAAAACTTTTTGATCTTGCTAATAGACTTGCTTCGTTGACTAGTCGCGTGCTTGAAAGCCCCGACTTCGTCAATGATGAGAGTGTCGAAGCCGTCAAAAAATTTAGCGGGTTGCTTAGCGAGCCACTTGGCGGCGTCATGGTTAGTGACGTAGATGTCTGCAAACGCGTCGAAAGCATCTGCTCGATTTTCTGCATACGCGATAGAAGTACGGAGAGACGGCGCAAATTTCTTAATATCGGCGTCCCATGCTGCTCTAAGTAGAGATTTGGGTGCGAGAACAAGCGCTTTACCTCCTCCACGCACGCGTCGCTCAGCAAAGCTCTCGATTGCGACGCGAGTTTTTCCAGTACCCGGGTCGCTCGCATCAAATACTCTCGGTCGCTCTCTGATGAATTTAAGGCTTTCACGTTGGTGTTTAAACAAATCCATGGTTTTTCTTAATAGCTCGTATTTTAGCTTTAGCTTTTTGAGCGTTGGGATCAGGAGTAACACCGTATTCACAAGCGTTACCCTTGTACGGACACCACTTACAGCTAAAAGCGTTGGGGTTAGGATCGAATTCAGTGCAGTCGGTTATTTTATTTAACCGATTGTGGTATTTATCAAAGTAGCCGGTACCCTGTTGACGAGTGTACTGTTTGATATCCTTCTCACCTTGGTCGATGTACCAGAACTCTACAAGAATATGGTCCAGTTCTGGATGACGTAAAAAAGTGGCCAGTTGGTAAATCTGGCCTTGTTCTGTATGCTTGATCTCGTTACCGATACGTCTTCCTGTCTTGTAATCGATAACCCTAGCTGTCGTAGGTGATGTCTTAACGAAGGCATCTAGCTTCATGCGGCACCATGCGGTATCGGAAGCCCATGCGACAGGATTCCATTCCTTATCTACAGCCCACTCGCCTTCGAGTTCTACTACACCTTCCTTGTAGAGCTTCTTGAGTTCGTCAAAATCTTCTCTAAAGCCATGAAGCTCATGAACAAGCTCCACTCCTCCACGGACATATAACTCACCTGCCTCATGAACACGTGAACCGCGATCATTGGCATGTTCTGTTTTACCGGGAGGAAGTGGGCGAGCAGGCTGTGGAACCTTATCTAAGTACTTGAGTTTAGCTAAGTATTTACACTTTTCGAAGTCCATCAAACGAGAGTACGAGACTGTTTTTATCATGGAGCTTTCCTTATGGAGTTAGGGCTCCGGAATTATATCAGATCACGCATTCGCTTCTGAGGTACATCAGCTGCACTTGACGCATAGCATTAAGCACAGCTTTTTTCTGAACTTCTGGATTACTGGGCGAGTTCCAAGCAATGCCTGATGAGATACAGAACGAAAATGTAGCCACGTGTTCTAGAAGTTTTGGATTTTTAGTCTCTATCCATTCTAACGAAAGCTCATAGAGTTTCTTTTTGGCTGCTTCATGCGATATATATGGATCAGCTAATCGCGTACGTGCCTGCCCTCTATAATCTATATGCTTATAGGCACCGAACATACACTGCGCTGCCAAAGCAACTTTGAGTTCTTTCAGCTGCTTGTTGAACGCTCTGTACTTAGCGTTATCCTTGGTAGTTTCTGGAATTTCATCAGGAATAAGCTGAATAGTTCTGTCAAAAACACGAACGGTTAATCTGTTATGGACTTTTACCTGATGAGAATTACCATCAGTACCGATAGATACGAGGTAATGAATATCACCTCTGGCATTTTTTTTCTTGAGTACTGAGTAGATGGTAAACAGCACGCTCATGCGTGTAGATACAGACGGCGTGTGGTTCTCGGAAAAGATAAATACGATGTCACCGTTAGGGTGCCACTCCATGATCCTGTTGCCGTTGTAAGAAGCAACATAAATATTATTAGGAAGCTTGTGATAGAACACGCCACGATATGTAGGAACACCAAATTCATGTTTATCGTACTGGCGCAATGCCATATTATAGTATGAGTGAAAATCGCGGTTGTATGGAGGGTTGTTATATTTTACTTCAAGCATAATGTTTTACCGAAAGGAGCTTGTACATCTGAAGTAGCACACCAGATCGTAGGATATGAAGGAGCGCGTTCTGGAAAACGACCATACATATCTGTGAGATACAGAAGCGCTACAGGGTTAAGGCGTTTTTCTTTGACGTAATCAAAGACAGGTACGAAGTCTGTACCACCACCACCCGCAGGCTTGAACTTGTTCAACTTGAGCGGATAGTCAGATGGTTTAAATACCTGAACATTGGCTACATCCGAGTCGCAGTACAGGACATGCACTGCTTCTGGCTTGGTCTGACGAAGAATGCCGTTGATACAGCCGAAGAACTGTTCAAGTTCTTCACCCATGATTGAGCCCGAAGTATCGACAGCTATGACTACAGGACCAAGCGCTTCGCTATATAGACTAGGCAGGTATATACCGCTAGCTAGAAAGCGACGATTGGGGCGCAGCCATGAATAGTCAGTCTTGGCTGTAGCTCGAAAGAACCTAGCCAGAATCTGACGCCAAGGCATCTTGGATTCACGTACTTTATTAACGAGACGTTCGAGATGTGCAGGCAGCTTGCCCATCATCTTGGCAGTATTGGCTGCTTGAATGAGATCAACCTTGCAGTCGTCCTCCATCTGCTGACGAGTGGGCTCATCGTCTGAGCCCGGAGCGTCTTCTACACCACCCCAGTCCCAGCTGGGAGAACCGCCCTCAGGAGGATCGGGCAGCATGTTGTAGACATGTTCAGTCGAAAATTCCTTGTACTGAGGATCGACCAGACCGTTGTCAGGTAATGTAACGCCAGCTTCAACAAGTACAGCGTTGATGACATAGTCAGCAGCCATGTTCCACTTCTGAGAATCACGAGAACCTCTACGCAAGTGGTGCATGTGCGCCATGTGCATAACCTCATGCTTGAGCAGACCCTTAATTTGAGCGGGAGAAAAGTCTTCAATAGCTTTGGGGTTATAGATGATACGTTTGCCGTTGGTAGCTGCTACAGGTATAGCGTCTGATGGTTCGATCTCTTGACGAAGCAAGAGATAGCCGTAGAACGGATCATCAAGAACGATAGCAGTGACGGCTTTGGATATGAGTTCAGCTGACTTTTTCGACATTGACGTGTCCTTCAGGAGTTCGAGTACACACAGCCTTTTTATCGGCTACATCTGCGAGTATCTCTACTAGGTTAGTTAAGTGGTCTTCCAGCACACTCTTCTTGTGCCTCTCTACGAGATAGGCATAGAAGAAACTTAAAAGACCAGCCAGTAGAACGATTTCTATAAAAGGCATAGTAGTTCTCGGTTAAAAAATAGGGGTGGCAGAGCCCACGCATTCAGGGGAACACGACGTAAGGGACGAGGAAAACCTGCGCACTGTCTCTGCCTCGGAAGTTTTAACCCACTATCCGCTAGGGTATATGTCGACGAAACGAAGAAAAATCGACATGTTATTCAGTTATGTCGATGCTATCCACGCAACAGAGCTGCTACGTCGAACGCATGAGCTACGATTTCTCGACGCTTGGTCATGTCATTACGAAGCTCTTGAGTATCGTACATGAGCACTTTCTCACGCAGCTGCGTATAAACTTTGTTCAGTACATCATCATCGAATACGTTCAATCCCGGAAGGACTGATACGAGTGCATCAAGATTCTCCAGCAGGCTTTCACGAAGAACACTTTCAGGATCATTGAGACGATCGTGCAGGCGTTCTACCAGCTCGAGGATCTTATTATATAGGTTGGTGAGTGCTGATTTCTGCGTATCGTAAAGCGTCTTCTTTAGCTGCTCTTGTAGGTCTTTTTGTGAATCAAGAATGAAATGCTCCGATTGAGGAACCGGAAAAAAATTGAATTCAATCTTGTATTTGTCACGTAAAAACGAAGGGTCGGGATAGTCTTCACCCTTGAACAGTTCACCTAGCTTGGTGCGCTGTGCTGCTACATACACTGGATACTGAAGAATGAAGTTGTCGACTACCGCATCGAGACGATCTTTGCACGTACGCATAGTCTCGGTGTACGGAAAGAACAGCTCGTTAGGCAGAATGTACACACCGTTGTAGCACCAAGGCATGGTCATTCTGTGGTGCTCATTACGTACAGTCGTGAGCACCTCTCGGATGGGTTTGAATACGTTCTTGGCAAACAGGCGCTTGTTGTAATTGCCTACTTTACCTTCGGTAAGAAACACCTGATCTACCTTGTTCGATGCTTCTTTATCTTTCTTGAAGCCATCCCAGAAAGAGATCTTGAGCTTTACTAGGATGCACGTGGATTCAATACTCATGCCAATTCAACCTCATATGTAGTTTATATCTGAGCGTGAGATGCGCCGCTATGAACGGGTCAGTATTTTCGAATTGTTTGAAGTGATAGCTGGAAGAGATGGGCACATGCTCTATGTAGAACTTGTACCCATCGAAGGTTTCGATCAGATGAAAGCCAGTAGCCACTTCAGTGGTAGTTATGCCGCTGATATCGTTCAAGTTCATGACTGCATCTTCGCTTTGAGTAGTTGAGTGGATAGATTGCCGACGTCAATCTCTTCAGCAATCTGTGCCTTGTCGTAGCGCTTACCCTTGGTGTTGATGCGCTGAATCACTATGCTAGATATCAGGTGTTCAGCTGCAGGCCATACCTTGAGCAGAGCGTTGACACTAGGTACAGCCTCCCATGCCTTGTTGAACGCTGTTTTAAAACTCATACGCTCGTTACGTATGGCGTCGATGGCTGCTTGTCTACGTGTGAAGATGTCGAACACTGGACCCTCCGTGATCTTGTTGGGCGTGTTGTATCGTTGAGTGAGTTTCGGAGGGATATACACAGATCCTACATCGAAGGTATACGTATCATTACCTATATACACATGCAGCTCAGTGTACTTATGGAAGTACTTATCGCCCAGCTTGTTGATGGCTTGCTGATCTTCGTGAGGAATGACGGCATCGAGTACAGCTCGTGCAAGCTGTTCTTTACCCATGCCGTAGTTGAACCAGTTTTCAGCCTGCTCGAGTCGAGGCTCGAACAGTTTATCGATATTGCTTTCGATGTCGCTATGAAGCTGTTTAGATTTACCTACGTACATAAATACTCCTAGAGGATTACGGAGCTGTTCTTAGCAGCCCAGTTGCTGAATGCCTGCGTATGAGCAAGCGTATTGTCACGAGTGAATGCATCACGAATACACAGAACCTGAAATTCAGGCTTGATGCGCTCGCAGTACTCAATGAGACGATCGAAGTTGTTCTGACTGGCACGTGCTGAGAGCGCACCGCACAGAGCATAGAGAGTAGCTGGATCGGTAGGCACATCTGCCTTGGACGGGTTCATGAGAACTACGTCAGGATTGGGCAGATTTCTATAGATTTTGAGGAAGCCAGCTAGCTCAGCTGCAGCACCTTCGCCAACAGAGCCAGAGATAAGCGCACGTTCTATTTCAATAGACTGCTTGCCATCAATAATACGACTGACAAACTCCCATGAACGAGGAGTAGGAAATGCACGCTTGTCAGGGTCAAAGTCATTGAGCAGATTGGGTCGGAACGAGATGAAGTTGATGATTTCTGGCTTGATGCCATTCTTGAGAGCCCATGCACGCCAGTCGTCATAGTTTACATCGAAGTCGATATGAGTGAAGCGGTTGGCTAGCGGTGCAGGCATGGTGTAAGTCACACCCTGATCAGTCTCACGATTGCCTGCTGCAATGATGGCCCAACCGTCAGGTAGCTTGTATTCACCGATACGACGATCGAGTACGAGCTGATAGGCAGCAGACTGAACAGCTGGTGGTGCAGCGTTCATTTCATCAAGGAACAGAATGCCTGATGAATTGGGATCAGTTGGAAGGAAAATCGGCGTAGCAAAGTGCATACGCTTGTTCTCCATGTGCGGAAAGCCCCGCAGATCAACAGAATCAAGTAGTGATAGGCGTAGATCAATCAGCTCGAGATTGAGTGCAGCAGCTACATCTCTGGTGATGGCTGATTTACCTACACCCGGCTGTCCCCAAAGGAACAGAGGCTGTTTAACTTGAATACATTTGGCGATAGCTTCAGCTGCTTGTGATGGTTTCATATATACATACCTATTTATGAGGGATAAAAAAAACCGCCCTAACGGGCGATTTCGTGTGGATCTCTTTTTGTCTCTTTTCGTATTCGTAGCATTTCGTCTGCTAGCGCATACGCTGATCGAGCTATTTTTTCTGCTTTGTGAGCATCGAGGAACTCAATGTCATGAACAGCTAAAACCTCTTGAAATGCCTTTATTGCGAAGGTGTCTCTGAGGCTGAGTTTATATCCAGTTGCACTACTGCTAGTAGATTCCATAAAGCGTGCCATTTGTGTGGTAGTCCTGAGTCAGGGTCGTTGCCTTCTTGAAGCAAGTGACGTAATAGAGCAGCCATATATCTTTCTTGTCCGTTGGGTACATCGATCCATCCGTGACGCGTATATTTTCTGGCACCAAAATCAGAGATTGAGGCTACAGCAAGCAACGCGTCGCGGAAGTCTAGCAGAAGATCAGCTTGTAGTTTATGTGCATCGAGTTTGGCTCCTGACTGATGAGGATTCTTACCAAACGGATCGACTTCGCTTGATACGTTCATAGTCATCTCTACACTCGGAGGTACAGAAGATGTGCCTATTACTTGGACATAGTTCTCCGCAGACGTGGCAGTATCCATCGGGTTCTAACTCTCTCTTGTTTGATTGTTGTTTATGTTGATTCATACGTATGGCATCAAACAGCTCGTTCGCTTCTTGTGCTCTGTCTACATCATCAGCCATCTTTGATAAACGCTCCGTTTTCGTTGAGTCTGCCAGTACGATCTTTGATCTCGTTATAGGCGTGATCAAGGCATTCTAACAAATGCGTTCCCTCCAGTTCTGCGACGAGAATGAGCGTGACGAGCACATCACCTATGCCATCGCGTATACCGTCGTGATCTCTTTTGAGTATGGCATCGGACAGCTCACCCATTTCAGAGACTGTTTTGAGAAACTGAGTGTTGGGCGTAGCGTGTTTGAAGATGTTACGAACTTCAGCCCAGCGAATGATTTTAAGCTCTAGTTCATTGAAGCTAGACATGTATGGATACTCCTATTTTTCTAGCGATGGATCGTATAGCCGATCGTTTACCTTCAGTGAAGGCTTCCAAGTTTGAAGCTTTAAGTCCAGCTTCATAGCCTTCGTTATAAGACTTCTGATGTGCATACAGCAGCTTGGGTGGTAGCTGATATAGATTCGATGAGCCCTTACGACCTGATACGGATATTTTGGCTGCTTCAGCCAAGGCTTGTGTGGTACGTCTCATCTTTCTTTCAGCTACATTCAGCAGTAAACACAGGTCTGTATTCGTAAATGCCTTGGTAGGCTGCTCTTTGAATACGGCTAGGATACGTACTTCTAAGTCCTCCATTTCGTATACCTCGATACCCAGCTGCCGACGAATGCTCTGCGTTCTACTTTGTAAAGGAATGGGCCGTGTCTAAAGATTGTTCCGGGTTTGCGGAATGTAAAGGCCCAATAGATTTGTTCATGTTGCTTGCTCATCATCAATCCTCACTGCCAGTAATTTGTAGTTGCCGTTCTCTGAAAGGTTGAATCTGAAACCAAGTAAAGCTCCATTAGTTACACCCACATACCCACACGTCATCGGCTCCGGCTTCTCAAGTTCGGCTCGGATGTCTTCAATTAAGTCATCAATATCCCCACCATAATTGAGGTAGTCACAGGCAATCAGCGCCTCCATAGCCCGCTGAAGCAGTTCACGTTGGCTCATTAGTCCTCCATCCACTCAATCTCGTGGTATCTAATTGCTCTACCGAAAAATTCTTTCTGCGCTTCTTCCTGATTTTCGTATATACGAGTTCTCATAAATCTTTCCCCAAGGCTATTTGTGTCCGTAACCACCCACCCGGTCTTTTTGACGGGGGCCATGAATAAGTCGTATGGGTTATTTCCGTCACAAGTATGTTGTCCTGATTCCATCCAGCTCGCCGGGGCGTCATCTAAAACCCCAAATACACAATAATCATATTTACAATCAAACTTCACCAACTGCGTCACGGGTCTTCCGTCACGGGTCTGCACTGGATGCCCTGCTAGGGCTTGTTCGAGATCAAACGGCTTCATTGATTTCCTCCAATGCCTCGCTTGCACATGAATCCCAAGGCATGGGGTATCGATTCATGTGCTTCAAGATAATCGCAGTCGTCCGCTCTCTTTCTGCTTTCTGTGCGGCTTGCCATGCTAATTTGCAGTCGTAGGCGTTGCCGACACATAGCGGAGTTTTTTCTAGCCACTCTTCAAATTCACGTTGGTTCATTGATGTCCCTCAATGCGATCTTTTACTTCATTGCAGCACCACATCCATTGTTCGCTCATCGAATCTAGGGCTACGTTGCTGATTATGGCTATAATCCGTTCTCTTTCTGATTTTTGAGCTACAAGCCATAAGTCTTGCAGGTCTTTGGTAGTTACTCGATTGTCCAAGAGATTCCTCCGGGGTTCGTACCACTCTTCGAAAGTGTTCATGAGACTGTCTTCAGTTTGGTTACGTTTGAGCCTATCTCTTGTAGTCGTTCTTCGAACCACTCGTCTGAATTGATCCAGTCGATGGTCGTACCAGTGACTACTTTGTCATTTATGCGTATGTACTTCATATCAAGACCGTGATGACGAAGATAGGATGTGAATTTCCATGCAGATGATGGAATGTTACCGATGTTGTATTCGAAGATTGTCAGGAGTTCGTCTCTTGAGATCTTCGTTCTTCTCGTACGTACAAGCTCATGCAACAGAGACTTGTATGTGGAGAGCTTGATGGCTACCGAGGCTGGAATCTTTGACTGATCCACAGTAGGTAGCGCTTCCCATAACACAGACAGATCACCATCGATGATGGCTTTGGCTACGATATCGGCTGATGAGAGCGAGAGCTGCATCATTTGATTGCGTGCTTCGGTCTGTAGTGGTGTGCGTACTTTGTCGTGATCGACATTGTGTTGTTGAAGGAACAGAGCAAAGTCCATCAGCTCTGCATCAATCTGTCTTATCTCCTGATCGGTAATGTCCAGACGACTGGACTGAAAATCACCGACGTTGAAGCGCCTGTCAGCCATATCGATAGTCACTGGATCGGGCATGTTAGAGCCAAATATCCAGCCAACGCGGTTGGGGACTTCATATGAGGTCTGCCGCATTTTTCTGATGGTGATAGTGGGCTCAGTGATCTGATTCTTGATGTTCGCAGTGATCATTTTGGAACGTGCTGAATCTGAGATCTGTGCTTCATCTACAAAAACAATGAGTGAGGTTTCGAGATGTGCGTTGAAGCGATCTTCAAGCTCCTCCATTCTGCGTTGTGAGACGTTCCAGCTACCGAACAGAGGCACGATGATGTGATTGATCAGTATGCCTTTGCCTGTGCCCTGTACACCGTGAAGAACGATGGCTGTTTTGGGCGATACACGAAACTGGTAGCAGAAGGCCAACCAGTTCATGAAGTGATCTCGTAATGAAGCCCCTACTGCATGAGTGATGATCTTTTCTATGGTAGGAAAGGCTTTATAGGGTACGTTCTTCACACTACTGGTTTTCTTCATGTAGGGCGAGAACTTGAAGGTGTTCACTCTGTTATGAGTGGGCTCGAACGCAGGTCTGTTGGGGTCGTGTGTGATCTCCCAGAGAGGCACTGCTTCAGGTACAGGCTGACCGTAACTGACGAGGAAGTCAGCTAGCTGTTTCTCTGTCTTGGCTTGAAAGAGAGTGATCTCATCAGTGGCCTGATCGTACCAGCCGTTGAAATATTCAGCTGAGCGAAAGTCTCTGAAGGCTAGAAAGATTCTGCCCTTGCTTACAGCACGCAGTTTTTGTTTCTTGGCTTTTTGTAAGCTGTCCCAGTAATCAGGCAGCAGCTCGCTGGTCTTGTAGGTGGGCTCGCCTTTGAAGTTGAAGATGAACATGGGGTTGTCTTCAGGGTGGAAGTAACCCCAGCTGTTACCACCGTTGATGTTGAAGTAAACGAAGCCACGCTCAGTCTTCTGTCCGGATATGGTGGCATGTCCCGGATTGGGCATGTATGACTCGCCCTTGAAGTCTTTCAGTTTGAAGGCGTTGGCTTTCTTTTCGGACAAGCCCTTGGTTTTGCGCAGCGTGTTGATCATGTCTATTTCTTTCTGACGCACGTCTTCTGCGCTTGGTACGTGCAGCGAGCTGAAATCGAGATGATCGACAGTGCGCTTGACGACAATGATGCGGTCACCAGTAAAGGGGCAGAGTGTGGGTGGGTCGCACTCAGGTGGTGAGATAAAGATCAGCTTGTCGTTTTGTCCGGTAGTGATATCGAGAGGCCAGCGCAAGGCGACGTCTGAGCGGGTCAGAGAGACGTCATCTGTGAAGTGCGCTAGGTTGATACCTTTAGTCCATATTTTGATCGTAGCGGGGCTTACAGGAGCTGTGAGCATGATAAATACGTGGCAGCGGAGTGAGAAATCACCGTACATGCCATAAGAGGCGCTCCACTGGACGATATAGGAGACAGCACCCAGTCCCATCTTGTGTAGAGCGTCATCAACAGATGAGACAGCCTTGAGTCCGTCTAGGTCCAGACAGAGCCAGTGAGTTGGTACATGAGGATCAGTGTGCCCTGCTCGTGACTCCCACTCGATAGCTCTATCCAGTCTGCCCTTAAGGAGACAGTGACCCAGTGCAGCATGGGCTTTGATCATGTCAGCGAATTCGTCGAGAGTTTTGACAGTCACTGAGTGTGACTTGAATTCAAAAGCGTTGGGGTAGGGCGTCTTCGTAGTAGCTGTGTACTTCTTGGTCAGAGGCATGTGAGCCTCGAGGAAGTCTATCTGCATATGAGCTCCTTAACAGCAGGTGGGTCAGGGGGAGGCGATTGTAAACCACAACAGAGGCAAAAAGCTCAAAAGTGTTGTGTGTTGTGATTTTTGAGGTCAGAAAAAACAAATCACAACACAAATCACAACACGTGCAGCCCTTGATATCTCTAGCTTTTATACTATTTGTTGTATGTTGTACTTTTTTTTACTTACTCACTATAGAACTATAGAATTGTATAAAAATAAGAAAAATGTTTTTCTATATAGGAATAGGCGCACCCTGAAAAAGCCCAACTTCCCAACAATTGAGGTTAAGTCATTGTTTTTGTTAATAAAAGTGTGTTGTGGTTTGTTACAACACCCTCTGAAAGTGTTGGGAGGTGAGCGTAAGTTGTTGATTTTATTGAGGAATAAATAACAACTTTTTGCCTTTATGTGTATGCGCCAGTGCTTGGCGTAGCCAAAAAAAGAGACGATCCCTAAGGATCGTCTCTTTGGTTTATCAGAAGCTAGGTGTCTCGCCGTACTTTTGGAGTACCGCTGCGATCATTAGCTGGTTGGCTTTGGCTTCATCACGCTTGCTTTTGTCAGTCCTGACATTGCAGCGATCCATCTCGAGGATGCCCCAACGCGTTTGCAGCTTGTCGAGCATTTTAGTTTCGAACGCTTCCGGAAGGTATTCTGGAAGATCGTCTGATTTGACGTCTAGACTGATGGTGTCTATGAGCCGGACAGCATCATCGCCTTTGGCTACGAGCTTGTTATAGTTGTTCATAGCCCTATCCATCTCGTAGGCTACGAATGCTTCCTTACTGATAGCGAAGTCAGGCATCAGCTTTTTACGCAGATCCCATTCGTCTTCGAACTTCTTGGACGATGGGACTTGCGATCTCCAGTTTACTGAGTTGTTGAGATACATCAGCGTAGACTCAGTGGTGATGGTCTTGGGTAGATCAGCGTCTACCATCCAGCCCCATACCATGCGCTGTAAGCTGATGAGTGCAGGCAGGATGGATTCTTCTGCTTCGCGAATGAGTGCTCTGCGAGCTATCTCGTATGCGCTATAGCCTTCGATACCTTCAGCATCACCATTGTGTTCTGGAATGAAGCGCATCGCTTGATTGATGCAGCTATTGTTTACTATGGCTCCCCAACTAGGGAGGACAGTCATGAGAGTCCTCATGTCCAGATCAGCTACATCATCATGAAGGTGCATGATCTGGTCGAGTGTATTGTTTAGATTAGTCATTTTCGTTTTCCTCGTTTTCTTCGTTGTTGATTAAGATTTCAAGCGGATCAGCTGATTCGCTAGTCCAGCCTACAGTCAGCTTCCACTGCATATAAGCTTGCTCTTGCTTGAACAAGAGCCACTCATCGTCTGCTTCCATATGTACATACCTATTTATACGTACGAAAAACCGTACATAAACGGATACCCAATACCCAACTACCTACATAAAAAGCTTTGTGTAAGCTCCCGGTGGTAGTTGCATGGGTATAGGCCCAATCGACTGAGCATCGATTGGGCCTAGAAGTTTATTTATTAGCTTTATAGCGTTCTATGAGAGCAGCTATGACAGCGAAGATAGCGCCACCTAGGATGACTAGGTGGATAGCGAAGTCTTGTTCATTCATTTGAGCATCCTCGGGAAGGTAAAGCCTGCGATAAGAGCAGCGATCATTGCACTAAAGCCACCTGCCATCGTGCCACCATGTAGTTTGAATACTAAGGTGAATACGATGATGTCTATAAGCAGGCTGAAGAAGCTGCCGTTGATTAGCTTTTTGTACATGACGTGTATGCCACCGTACATGACTAAGCCATAGATCAGAGGAGACCAATCTATATGTGATAGGAAGACGTTCATGACTGTTACTCCTTAAATTCAACAATAAGTACATATACGGATACCCAATACATACTACCTAACACAAAAAAACAAAAAGCTTGGGAAGGGCAGAGAAAAAGCCCCCAAGCCGGAAAGGCTTGGAGGCTGTAAAGGTTAGAACAGCGGAGCAGGTTCTGATTTCTGCATGGGCTGCATGTAGGTGAAGAAGCGGCTGTTGTCACTGTAGCTCATGAAGGTGAGTAACGTGCCGTCTGCGAGGCGTGCCTGCAGTTTGCGTTTTTTCTTGTCTACGATCAGCTGGAACTCTGTTCCGTCTGCGAGCTTAATGCCCTGTGATTCGGGTTTGAGGTGCAGCTTACGCTGCTGATTACCGTTGAAACGATGAATCAAATCAAGGCCGAGTGAGGTGCTGAAGATGGTGATGCCGTCAGCGAGCTGGTTAGTGGTTTTCATTGTAGTCTCCTAGAGGGATTAGTTGCTGGAATAACGAGCTTTGAGGGTTTCTGCGAGGCGTACCTGCCTCTTAGCCTCATACTCTGCAAACAAGTCATAAGCCTGTTTGGTCTGAGTAGCTGCGTACCCTGCTACGAAGCTTGAGTCAGTCTGGTATACAGCACCGACTGACATGCCGAGGTTCTCCATGAAGCTATGGAAATTAAATGAAGGTATGTTCATTGCTATCTACTCCTGCTAAGTGGTTGAAATGTAACGAAAATCGTTACGTAAACGGATACCCAATACTTAGTACCTACGTCCCCCATGGAGAGCCAATGCAGCCGGATCGGAAACCGAATCCGAAGTGGGGTAGGCACTTGGCATTGGGATGGGGGAGTACTGTCACACCCTCATTGAAGGTCTTTTTGTCGTTTTTCTTTACAATCACACCCTCTGAACTTTGCAATTCGTCGGGTTGTCTTTACAAATCCGAAGTGGTATACCCCCTTCGTAATTCCCCGTTTTTAAAAAAAATTTTATGAATTTAGCCACCAAATCAGGCCATTCGAAAAAATTGATCGGGCTAACGTCGCCTCTGCAAATGCTGACCGATCAGCAGAAGATGTTTATTGATGCGGTGATGAAAGGAGCGTCTCCTGTAATGGCTGCACGCATGGCGGGTTATGCGCAGCCTGAATCACAGGCACATTCGGTGTTGAAAAGCCCAAAAATGCAGGAAGCTATTCGCTATCTGCACAAGAAGAATGAGAAAGTAGCAGACGTAACGCGAAAGAAAGTGATGGATGGCTTTCTGGAAGCGATTGATATGGCCAAACTGCAGGCAGATGCTACGGCAATGATCTCTGGCTGGAGAGAAATTGGGCGTATGTGCGGTTATTACGCTCCGGAAGTGAAGAAGGTTGATATCAACATCACCTCGAAGAGAATTATCGACAAGCTCGAGACTATGTCTGACGAAGACCTTCTACGAATGGTAGAAGAGAGCCAGAGTATTATTGAGGGTGAGGTTATAGAGGTGTTGAGTGACGAATCCTGATCCAAAGGTTCAGTTAGAGTTAGCCAAACGAGTTCTAGCTCGCCGTTCTCTTATTCAGTTCACCAAAAGATTTTACCCAATATATAACCCCGGCTGGGTACATCACGACATTGCGCGCAGACTTGAACAGTTCATGCGCGACGTCGAAGATAAGAAAAGCCCTCGACTCATGCTGCTGGTCCCCCCACGACACGGGAAGAGTGAGCTGGCGTCGATCCGGTTCCCTGCATTTGTTTTAGGTCACCACCCTGAATGGGAGGTGATTAACTGTGGATATAACCTCGACCTGCCCATGAAGTTTTCGCGCAAGGTGAGAGAGATTGTGCGTGATCCGGGCTATAAGCCGATGTTTGAAACGACGCAGATGGACCCTGACTCACAGAGTGCTGAAGCGTGGAACACCACAATGGGTGGTGGTTTTACTGCTGCAGGCGTAGGTGGTGGTATTACAGGAAAAGGCGCCACCATTCTGATCATTGATGATCCGATTAAGAATCAGGAAGAGGCTGACAGTATTGTGACGAGAGACAGTCTCTGGGACTGGTACTGGTCGACTGCCTACACACGTCTTGCCCCGGGCGGAGGCGTACTGGTTATTCAAACTTGGTGGCACGATGACGATCTGGCAGGACGTCTTCAGCAGAAGATGCGTACAGACGAGGAGTCTGACCAGTTCAGAATAATCAAATACCCAGCCATAGCAGAGACGTGGGAGTATAGAAATTTAGAAACGGACCTGATCGAGCGCTTACAAACGCCTCTGGATCTGGCGCATATATCTCTTCGTGAAGCTCAACGCAGTCAGAGTGTGTCCGTACCGACACCCATAAGCGAAGAGTATGAGCTGCTGCGCATGCCCGGCGAAGCACTACATCCTGAGCGCTATAACGAGAAGATGATGGTGGCCATGAAGGCCAACCAGCCGGTGCGGATATGGTCAGCGCTCTATCAGCAGAATCCTGTGCCTGATGAGGGTATGTACTTCCGCAAGGAGTATTTTAAGTTCGAGTCCGTGCCTCCAGCGGCTTATCAGAGAAACGTCTTTCAAGCGTGGGACTTTGCTATTGGCGAGAAGCAGATGAATGACTACACGGTAGGCGCTACCATCATTCAGGACGAGAACGACTATCTGCACGTAGTAGAGATTGTTCGCTTTCGTGGAGACAGCTTCACGATCGTGGAGGAGATTCTCAATGCGGCAGAGAGGTGGGGCAGTGAACCAACCGCTCCATTGACTCTGGGCTTTGAAGAATCACAGATTTGGAAGGCTATAAAACCGTTGCTTGAGAAGCGTATGACTGAGCGGAATATGTATCCGCCCTATGAAACGTTAAAGCCATTAACCGATA